TCACAACAAATGGCTGAATTGATTAATCGTTTAAAGCAAGTTGAAGACGCACCTGCACAACGACAAGTAACAGCTGAAAATGTTTCCTCTATTGGCCATATGGCTAGGCAACTGGGCACACTTGGGGATGCCATACCCACGTCTGTACAAAGGATTGCTGGGAACACTTGGGATAAAGTGCAAGGTGTTGCTGATAAATTTAAAAATCGTCAAACTGGGCAAGTTGCATCAAGCGATGAGTTAGCAGCACTACCTAAACAAGCTACCAATACTCCTAATTCAAGTAAGCCAGCTACACCAGCTACACCAGCTACACCAGCGCCACCAGCGCCACCAGCTACCTCAGCTACACCAGCTACACCAGCTACATCAGCTACCTCAGCTACACCAGCTACACCAGCTACACCAGCTACACCAGCTACACCAGCTACATCAGGTAAAAAACCTATATCTCCTGCAGCAGCAGCAATCGGAGGGGCCGCAGTGGGTGGAGCAGCAGGCCTCGGTGTAGGCTTACTACCCAATCAAAATCCACCTAAGCCAACGCCTACGCCAACGCCTACGCCAGGACCTACGCCAACACCTGCGCCTGACGGAGGACAGGTATCACCTACGCCAACACCTACGCCAGGACCTACGCCAGGACCTGCGCCTGACGGAGAAGCGCAACAACCTTCCAGTCCTTTAACTGATAAGGAAATAGAGGAATTAGAATCTATTGCGAAAGAATTTAGAAATAGTGATGACCCTACTGTATTAAGTCTTTTATCGTACTATAATGGAATTAAAGGATCTTTGTCTGCGCCAAAAGGACAAGTAAAAGAAAGCCTTTCAAGAATAAAATATCTAGCACACTATAAAAATTTTTAATGCCAGCCTCCTTGAAAACAATGCCTTACTTCATGTCCTAATTCATGCATAGTAGGATTTCTTTTAGTGTAAATATTGCAATTATTACCCGTCCAAAAAGCACAGGCTTCGCTAGGTCCCCAATTGCGACTAGCAAAATTTTTTAATCTTTTTCGCCCTTCTTCATGACATACTTTGGCAATATCATCAACTGGAATCCAAGTCATTGTAACAATTTGATGCATATTAGCGTTAGTACTAAAAGGTGTATTAGGATCATCCCAATTAGCCAAGACATTGGTTGTTAAAAACGCAGTAATGAGAGCAAATGTTTTCATAAAAGTATTGACTTAAATTAATAATACTTGTATTATACTTCCACTTAAGAGGACTGTCAATGACTACTAGGATATATGGACCAGAAGAAAAAGCAAAATTGGAAAAATTGATTAACGAAGGCAGTACTGTTCTTCGTGAAATTACAGATCTACAAGAAGGACTAAAGGACACTGTAAAAGCCGTAGCCGAGGAATTGAATATAAAAACCAGTATTATCAATCGTGCTATCAAAATTGCACATAAAGGCGATTGGAGCAGTTATGATAATGATTGGAAAGAAGTAGAAGCAATTTTAGATATTACCAAAAAAATCTAATGATCGTAATATTTGAATGGTTATGCACGGCCATTTTATTAGTAGGGGTAGCTTTGACCAGTTTCAATATATTCCCGTTAAATCTTTGGGTGTTATTTATAGGAAACTTGGGTTGGGTAGGACTTGGAATAATATGGCGCAAATGGAGTTTAATAGTGATGCAGACAGTTATTACTCTAATTTATATTGTAGGCATAATTAATTTATATGTATAAGGCCTAGTGAGCCATAAGTCACTGACTTGGTATTTGTGAGCCTAAAGTCACAAGGGGGGAATATTAATGTATGTAGACGCCTATTTTGATAGGGAAAATGATATTGTCAAGGTTGTAGAGCGTGATCGCAAAGGTCAACGTATTTTTAAAGAATATCCTGCCAAATTTGTATTTTACTATGACGATGCCAAAGGAAAATATGTCAGTATATATGGAACTCCAGTTAGTAGAACTGTTTGTAAAACACAAAAGGATTTTCATAAAGAACTTAAAATAAACTCAAATAAAAAAATCTATGAAGCAGATATAAATCAAATATTTGTATGTTTAAGTGAGCAATATCTTAATGCTGATGCTCCAAAGTTACACATAGCATTTTTTGATATTGAAGTGGACTTTAATCCAGAACGTGGATATGCTAGTCCAGATGATGCTTTTATGCCCATCACTGCTATAAGTGTACATTTACAGTGGCTTGATACGTTAGTGACATTAGCAGTTCCACCTAAAAGCCTAAATATTAAAGAGGCAGAACAGTTAGTTAAAGACTTTCCTAATACACATCTCTTTGACAATGAAGCTGATATGTTAGATACTTTTTTAAGCCTAATAGAAGATGCTGATGTAATCACAGGATGGAATAGTGAAGGCTATGATATTCCCTATACTGTAAATCGTGTTATCAAAGTATTAAGTAAAGATGATACACGTAGATTCTGTTTATGGAATCATTATCCTAAACGCAAAGAGTATGAAAAATTTGGCAAAAAAGCTGTCACCTATGACCTTGTAGGTCGTGTACATTTAGATAGTTTAGAGTTATATCGTAGATATACTTATGAAGAAAGACATACTTATAGATTAGATGCTATAGGAGAAATAGAGATAGGCGAATCTAAAACAGTCTACGAAGGTTCCTTAGATCAATTATATAATAATGACTTTACTAAGTTTATTGAATATAATCGTCAAGACTGTTCTCTGCTTAATAAATTAGATAATAAGTTAAAATTTATAGATCTTGCTAATACATTAGCACATGAAAATACAGTACTACTACAAACTACAATGGGTGCTGTGGCTGTGACAGAACAAGCAATTATTAACGAAGCACATCGTAGAGGACTCATAGTTCCAAATCGTACTAAAAAATCTGAACGTGATGATGGCAGTGCTGCTGGAGCATATGTAGCGCATCCTAAAGAAGGTATACATGATTGGATAGGCAGTGTGGATATAAACAGTCTATATCCTAGTGCGATTCGTGCTCTTAATATGGGTCCTGAAACTGTAGTAGGACAATTACGTCAAACTATGACAGATAATTATATTAATGAACAAATGGGTAAAGGAAAAACTTTTGCTGGTAGTTGGGAAGGTCGTTTTAGTAGTTTAGAATATGAAGCAGTTATTAATCGAGAGATTGGCACTGAAATTATTATTGATTGGGAAGACGGAACTAATAATATGGTCAGTGCTGCAGAAGCATATAAATTAATCTTTGATAGTAATCAACCATGGATGCTTAGTGCTAATGGTACTATCTTTACTTATGAAAAAGAAGGAGTCATTCCAGGCTTATTAGAACGTTGGAACAAAGAGCGCAAAGAAATGCAGGCCAAACTAAAGGAGGCTATAAATGCTGGAAATAACATCGAGGAAGAATACTGGGATAAAAGGCAGTTGGTTAAAAAGATTAACCTTAATAGTTTGTATGGCGCTATTCTTAATCCTGGGTGTAGATTTTTTGATAAACGTATTGGGCAAAGTACTACCCTTAGTGGCAGACAAATTACCAAACACATGGCTGCTAAAATAAATGAAATAATTACAGGTGATTATAACCACGTTGGTCGTAGTATAATTTATGGTGATACTGATAGTGCTTATTTTAGTGCCTATCGTGCACTAAAAAAAGAAATAGATAAAGGAATAATCCCTTGGACTAAAGAAACTGTAGTACAACTTTATGATAGTGTAGCTGAAGAAGTAAACAAGTCATTTCCTAACTTTATGATGGAGGCTTTTCATTGTCCAAAAAGTAGAGGCAGTGTCATAAGAGCGGGCAGAGAACTTGTAGCCAGTAAGGGACTATTTATTACAAAAAAACGTTATGCTGTACTGTACTATGACAAAGAGAATAAAAGACAAGATGTAGAAGATAAGCAAGGTAAAATCAAAGCTATGGGACTTGATCTCAAACGTAGTGACACTCCAGAATTTATACAGAACTTTTTAAGTGAAATATTAGAAATGGTACTTACTGGTAAAGAAGAAAAAATAATTTTAGACTATATTAGTAAGTTTAGGTTAGATTTTAAAAATAGACCAGGATGGGAAAAAGGTAGTCCACGTCGTGCTAATAATATTACTGAATATGATGCAAAAGAACGTAAACAAGGAAAAACTAATATGCCAGGTCATGTAAGAGCAAGTATCAATTGGAATACTTTAAAAAAAATTAACAATGACAAATATAGTATGAATATAACAGACGGAGCTAAGGTAGTGGTATGCAAATTAAGAAATAATCCATTGTCCTATACTAGTGTAGCTTATCCAGTGGACGAGCTTAGACTCCCACAATGGTTTAAAGATTTACCTTTTGATCATGAAGCAATGGAAGATACCATAATAGATAATAAATTAGAAAACTTAATAGGTGTACTTAATTGGAAATTAAGTAACACAAAAGAAATGAGTACCTTTAACAAGTTTTTTAAATTTAGTACTTGACTTTTACCTTATTTCTAAATATACTAAAACAAGGAGAAAATTATGATTAGAGATATTTTAACTGATATTGTAACACACACATCAATATTAGGCTTTCCTTTCGCTAAAGTTGTTAGCGATAAGAAAACAACAGTAGTTGAAAGCATGGATGAAAATCGTTCAGTAATTGTAAGAGCACAGACACATAATCCAGTTCACGAATTTAAAGGAACTTTTGGATTGCCTAATTTAAACATTTTGAACCTTTTACTTAAAAACCCAGAATATAAGGAAAATCCAAATATTGAAATTATTATTGAAAAAAGAAACAATAAAGATATTCCTGTGAGTATTTTTTTCGAAAATGTAGATCGTGATTTTAATAATACCTATACTCTAATTAGTCAGGAAGTAATAAGTGCTAAATTGGCAGAATACGAATTTGCTGAGCCTAACTGGGATATTGAATTCAATCCCAGTATAATCAGTATACAAAGACTAAAACTACAATCACAGATCCATACTGAAGAAGAATTTTTTAAATCTAAAGTAGAAAAGAAAAATCTTATAGTTAGTTTTGGTGGAATCGCTAGCACCCATATAGGTAGTTTTGTTTTTCAATCTAATATTGAAGGCAAGTTAACAAATATTTTTAACTGGCCTTTACAGGCTGTTATTAACATTTTAAATTTAGATGGGGATAAAACTATGAAAATTAGCGATAGTGGGCTTATGATGATCACTGTAGATAGTGGACTTACAGTTTATGATTATATTATCCCAGCAGTAACCAAATAATATGAATACTGACTTAACCAGTACTCAATTAGATTATGCCAAGTTTTTACCTGCTACCAGTTCCTTTTATGCAACATTTATAGGTAAACAACGTTATACACACTATGTAGATCCTAATCGTATTCCTAAAAGCTTTATTAATGATATGGAAAGTTTAAACTTTCTTGACCCCATTAAAGGTCAATTTTATTATAAATGGTGTTTATACAGTGCAGGACATGCCAATTTAGATTTATCTAAAATATGCTGGCGTGAAGATATGTTCCGTAATCGTAATCGTACAAATAGTTGGGTGCTTGGTGACAGCGGTGGATTCCAAATTGGTAAGGGTCGTTGGGAGGGAGATTGGAAGAATATTAATTGTCCTAAAGCTGCAAAAAAAAGACGTCAAGTATTAGAGTGGATGGATACTCTAATGGACTATGGAATGATCTTAGATATTCCAAGTTGGACTAAGAATAAAGAAAAAACAGGTATTAGTTGTATTGAAGAGGCAATAGCAGGTACACATATTAATAACGAATACTTTATACGTAATCGCAGTGGCAAATGTAAATTTCTTAATGTACTTCAAGGTGAAGATCACGGGGAAGCCGATCAGTGGTATAATCAGATGAAAAAATATAGTGACCCCAAACAATATCCCAATGAACATTTTAATGGCTGGGGTATGGGTGGTCAAAATATGTGCGAAATAGAACTAATATTAAAGAGACTTGTGGAATTAAGATTTGATAATTTATTAGAACCAAAAGTACATGATTGGATGCACTTCTTAGGTACTAGTAAATTGGAATGGGCTTTACTATTAACTGATATTCAAAGAGCAATACGCAAGTATCATAATCCAAACTTTACAATTAGTTATGATTGTGCTAGTCCTTTCCTTGGAACTGCTAATGGTCAAATTTATTATCAAACTGAAACAATAGATCGTAAAAAATGGACCTATCGTATGGCAGCAGGTCTTGACGATAAAAAATATAAAAATGATTCGCGTCTATATAAGAATGCAGTTATAAATGACAATAAATTACCTTGTTTTGATAATAGTCCAATAATGGATAATATCAAAGTAAATGATATCTGTATATATGGACCTAATGATCTTAACAAATTTGGTAAAAGCAACAAAACTAGCTGGGATAGTTTTAGCTATGGTATAATGATGGGGCATAATGTTTATAGACATCTTTATAGTGTACAAGAAGCAAATCGTCAATATGATAATAATCTTTGTCCAGATATGCTAGTATATGAAAAGGATCGACAAGTTTATGTTAAGGATATAATTAATGCTATTTTTGAAACTTCAGATAAAGATAAAGCTATTAATATAATTAACAATGAAGCAGTACCTCTTAATAGAATCAGAGGAACAAGAGGAACAAGCGGTCAGGGAGCTTTTAGTTCAATTCCTAATTTTAAAAAATTCTTTTCCCCAAAAACTATTCAAATTGAATTTTTAGAAAATGAATTTGATCAAAATGCTTATGATGTTTTAGAATCATTTGAAATAGAAGTTGAAAATGACATTGCCTGACGAACGCTATCGTGCTCTAGTACAAACTAAAGAACTGTTACTTAATTTGTGTAACCCAAAAAAAACTCCACGAGTACCAAGAGTTATACGTGAACATGCCATGTCTGTATTACGGCATTACCCTAACGATTGTGATTTAGAAAAGTTAAGTATTGATATGCCAAAATATTTTGCTAAGGAAATAGAACCTGTTACACGTATGTTTATGAAATATGAAAACAAAAATGCGTAGCCTAATTATTGGTATGGGTATAGGTAAACTATATAAAAATGTTTTAGAAAGTATAGGACATGAAGTTATTACTGTGGATACTAACCCATCTCAGCACGCTGATTATACAAACTTAAGCCAAGCATTATCAAAAAATTACAAGTTTGATACAACTCATATTTGTACACCTAACTTTACACATGAACCAATAGCATTAGAAGTGGTAAATCATACCCGTATTTTGTTTATTGAAAAACCAGGACTGTCTAACAGTGATGCTTGGGATAAGCTAGTTGAAGATAATTCTAATACACGTATTGTTATGGTTAAGAATAATCAATATAGAGATAACATAGAAGAAATAAAACAAATTGCTAGTGCCAGTGTAATAGTTGATATAAATTGGATTAATGAAGATCGCGTGCCAAGTCCAGGTAGTTGGTTCACTAACCGTGAACTTGCATGGGGCGGCGTAAGTCGTGATCTTATGCCCCACTTATTAAGTATTTGGTGCATTTTAGATCCATTATATTATAATGCGGATAGAACCCGTAAAGAAGTAAAACAACGTTGGAGTTTAAAAGACCTTACTAGTACCAGTTATGGAACTGCTTACCCTGATGGTGTATATGATGTAGATGATTATTGTAGACTTGGCTTCCTCGGTGCTGAAACTATGTGGACTTTAACAGCAGATTGGCGTAGTTTAACACCTGCTGATATAGGGATTTATTTCCAATTATATACAGGACATAAGCATTCTATTCCATTAGGACTATGCCCAGAAAGCGCTTATAAAACAATGATTATAACAGCCTTAAAAAACATTGATAACCAAGAGTTTTGGGATAATCAATACTTTATGGACAGTTGGATACATAGTAAAATAGAGAAATTATGAATAAACTATTAGCAACAACAGGGAATGGAGTATTTTTTGAAACAAGTATAGCACTTGATCCCGTTCCAATTAATGGTATTCGTGTACGTAGCATTATGACAGGAATATGTCGTAGTGATATAGATATGATGAATGGCTATTTTAATTCATTGCCATTAGGCATGCAGGGACATGAAGGGTTAGGCGAAGTTGTAGAAGTTGGCAAATTAGTCTATGATGTGTTTGTAGGTGATCTTGTGGCCACAAGAGGCGAGCCTGCTTATGCTGATTTTTACAATGTTAGATTTGGTGAATATGTAAAGGTTCCAGAAGCACATCCACGCTACATAATTGAACCTGTAGCCTGTGGAGTAAACAGTGTAAACCAATATTATTACCATCTCAAACGTAAAGAAGGTGGAAGATTACTAATTAATGGTACTGGCTTTTTAAGTTATGTAGCATATATTACACTTAAGATCAGTAATTTTAATTTTGATATTGATGTAATAGGTAATCATCATCATGACTTGTTTGGATCAGATCATAAAAACACTTATGATGGTGAATATGATGTAATTATGGATTTTAAAGGTAATGATCTTTATGCTATAGCCACTAATGGTATTTTAGTCAATGCTGTTAGTAAGGTCACAACAAAACAAATTGAAGATCATTTACTTTGGAATTGTGTCACCACTATTCGTCCAAGTCCCCGTAGTAAAACATTCTTCCAAAGTATGGAATATGCTGTTAAATGGATAAAAGAAGGTCGCTTAAATGTTGACAGATTTTGGACCCAATCCTATAATAGGAACACAGAGTGGCAACAGGCTTTTCAAGATGGTGCCAACAGACCAACAAATTACGGCAGAGGTTATATTGTATGGCCATAGGAACAGAAGGCAGGCAACAAGTAGATTATTTTATTGGCATTGAAGTTGAAAATACTCCAATGAAAGGTGTACGTACACTATTTGTAGTTGGTGTCAAACCTGTAGATGAGATTATTAGCAAAGTAAATAACCTCGACCACATTTATTTAGGAACAAGTCAAAGTTTTAAACCATCCACTCTAGAAGATTGGCAGAGTTGGAGCACTATGATTAATAAATTATTGGACATTGGTTATTGGGTAACTCTCGACTTTGATGTTAAATATGCTAATGAAATTAACGAGATGGGGTTTACAGAAAACAATAAATTTATTCCTATGATTAGTGTTAAAATTCCCCATATTAAATTATATAACTATAATGCAGTATTAAAAATTGATGATAATACTTGGGGAGAGACTAATCCAGGAGTATGGTGTCATTATTTACATGATCTAATGAAACGTAATACATATACAGATTGGCGAGAATACGAAGGGGATACGCCAGTATGAATCCTACATTGATAAAAGATACGCAGAAGTATAGGATTAGTTCAATCAAACACTCTTGTGGTAATCTTTAAACCCTATATAATGCAATTTGCCAACTATTGCTAGTAATAGCATTACTTTTAATAAACTTTTTAAAATAGAGTAATTCAAATGATTATCAAACAAGATATAAGACCTCGTGTTAGTACATTTATTAGGGTAAGGACAGAGTTTGAAGGATATCACCATTACCCATGTGCTGGTGATATTGATCCTCGTATTGCATTCCTTGAAAATAAACATAGACACGTATTTAAGGTAGAGATAAAGATAAGCGTCAATCATTCAGATAGAGAACTTGAATTCTTTTTAGTAAAATGGGCCCTACAAGATTTCATTAAATCTGGTGACCAAGATAATAAAAGCTGTGAAATGATTGCTAGAGATATTTTAGAAAAACATCTTAGACCCAAGTATGGTGAAAGATACTATGAGGTAGTAGTATCTGAAGATGGTGAATCTGATGGAGTAGTTAATTACTATCCTTAATTTTATTTTATTTATATAGGTAAAGATATGACTGCAGAATGGCTTAAAAAATATTTAGTTATGAAACCCGAAGTAAGTAAGATTTTCGATGATCTTGACTCTTACTTGGAATGGTGCAAATGGGAAATGCAACCTTTTAATCAAGAGGATTTGTATCGTAAAAATAGTCCTGTATATAGCACATACTTAGCTAGTAAAAAACCTAAACGTCAAAATAACGTTAAAACTCGACCAGAAAGAAAACGTAATGAGCAAAATATTTCTAATTGATTTGGAAAGTGTTTCTACTAGATATACTATAGAGTGGAAATGGAGTCTACCTAAACAACTAAGGAGCCAAGGATATGATGTTGAAGTTATTGATGGTCCGGAGGATATTCCTCGATCTACTACTCCTGGCGCCTTTCTTAATTTTGGCGGCACTAATATCTACAAGTCTCACCAAGTTGCTACAATTAGCAGATTGTTTTGCGAGGGACGCATCACATCTAGCGACCATTTTATTTTTACTGATGCTTGGCACCCGGGCATTATTAACTTAAAATATATGAGTGAACTGCTAGATATACCTGTAAAAACACATGGACTTTGGCATTCCGGATCTTATGACCCTCAAGATTTTTTAGGGCGTCTTATAGGCAATGCTCCTTGGGTTAGACACGCTGAAAAATCATTCTTTCATGCTTTTGATTTTAATTATTTTGCAACAAACTTTCATATTGAAATGTTCTTAAAAAATCTTCTCAACGATAATTTGGAAATAGAAAACCCTTGGTTTGAAGAAGATTTAGCAGATGCTATAGAAGGAAAACTACCAAACATCGTTCGCACAGGCTGGCCTATGGAATATATGGACGCAGTATTAACTCCATATAAAGGGATTCACAAACGTGACTTAATCCTTTTTCCACATCGTATAGCGCAAGAGAAACAAGTTGAGATATTTAAAGATCTTGCTACTCATTTACCACAATATGAATTTGTTGTATGTCAAGAACAAAATCTTACCAAACACCAATATCATACATTATTAGGTGAAGCTAAAATGATATTTAGTGCTAGTTTACAGGAAACATTAGGTATAAGTTGTTATGAAGGTGTTATACTGAATGCCATCCCCTTTGTTCCAGATCGCTTGAGTTATACAGAAATGTATTTTGACGATTTTAAATATCCGTCTGAGTGTACAGAAGACTGGGAACGTTATAGAACACATCGTCAAAAATTATGTTATGCAATTATTCAACATATGGATAAGTACTCTGCGAGATTAAAATTATTAGAACAACAAAAGGAACAATTAAGTGAACGATATTTCTCAGCCAAACCATTATTCAACAACCTTAGCTAGTCCCTCGGTCAATACTACAACATTAACTATAAGTTCTAGTTACGACTATTCATTGAATAATATGAATAACCAACCGCCCACATTGACCACTGACCAAATTCAATTAATTGATTTAAACAAAATTTATGAGCTTGACAATTTTCAAATCCAACCATTACTATCTACTACTGGTCAGTTATCGCATATAACTCCTCTTCAAACAAACTTTCAAACAAACTTTAATCTAGACCCAAGCGGTTATACATTTAATAATAAGGAGTTTGTTAATACGTGGCCTTCTTGGAATAAAATCAAGGATATGACCATCAAGTACCCTGCTCTTAAGAAGGCATTAGAAAACTTGTCAACTATATACACTATGGTGAAGGATGATTATGATAATCCAACTCCTAAAAAATAAGTTCTTAAACTTACTTGATGCTGTAGGACGTAAGCGTATTATACTAGATAGAGTGAGTAAGGATCCATATTTAGAACGCTACTATATATTTCTTAAAGATCGTAAGTGGTTTCCATTTAATTTATTCATACACAAGTTTCTTAAGAGTGATCCAGATGATTTACACGATCATCCTTGGCCCTACGCTACTCTAATTCTTAAAGGTGGATATTGGGAGTGGATACCTTTGTTTGATGAAGAAGGAAAAAAAATTAATGAAGTAAGATATTGGCGTGGTGCAGGACACTTTCGTATCAGTAAAGCCTCCAGTTATCATCGTATTGAATTAGATCCCTATGTAGTTTGTTGGACCCTATTTATGCCAGGCCCACAGCATAAAGAATGGGGATTTTTAGTACATAACAAATGGATATCTAATGAACAATATCTACAACAACGCAAACTACAAAATACATTATCATAATTACTAATTTACTAAAGTAATATAAAAAATAAGTAGTATCTAGCGATAACAATGTTATCCTTAAAAAGGTTAAAAAATGAGTGACAGAGAACAAAAAATAAAACGAATGAAAGAATTAATCGAACCTATTGACAAAACTGTTTTAATGTGCGATAATACTAATTATTTGGCTTATGTTGGCTAGTTGTATGATGGTAATGCTAAGGAAATTTATGACAACTACTTAGATATAGCTAATCGTAAAAAAATGTTTAGAGAATACTTGTGACTGATTTAGAAAAGGCACTCCATGAAAAAACAGCACCGTGGACAGAAATCGAATATAGAACCCTCCAATTTTGGGTATTTAGAGATGCGTACCCCGTTACCCAAGGGCATTTGCTATTTGTGCCTACCAGCAGAACATCGGACGCTCTATTTGAATGCTACAAAGGAGCATACAAATTCGGATATGATGGTGTCCAAAATGGCAACTGGGAAGGATTTAACATTGGTCAAAACATTGGGGAGGTTGCTGGTCAAACAGTAACGTATCCTCACGTACATATGATACCACGTCGTAAAGGAGATATGCTAGATCCTAGAGGTGGTGTAAGACATGTTATCCCAGAAAAGGGTAACTATAAAAAAGTCAAAGAGCAGTCTATAATAAAAAGTGTAAACTGATCATGGAAACTATATTAATGAATAAAAAACTGATAAATGATACGCCATATTATACTAGTCATGAAGGTGCATCGTTATATAAGAATAAAACTTTAAGTCAGGTACTAAGAAAAAAAATGCAGGATGATGGCAAAAGATTTTTTGCTGGAGATAATATTAATGAATATATTGTTGAATCTGATAAGGAACTTCTTATAGAAGAAGCAACCAAAGCATTTGAAAATGTATTAGATGTTTTACTAATTGATCGTCAAAATGATCCAAATAGTAAAGGCACAGCACGCCGTCTTGCCAAAATGTATTTTAACGAAATAATGGCAGGTAGATATGATTCAAGACCAGATGTTACAAGTTTTCCTAATGAAGGTGATGATTCCTACAAGGGTATGCTGGTAGTGCGTAGTGAATTACGTAGTATGTGTAGTCATCATCATCAACCTGTAAATGGAGTAGCATATATTGGAATTATTCCTAATGGTCGTGTTATAGGCCTAAGTAAGTATACTCGTATAGCACAATGGTGTGCCCGTAGAGGAACACTACAGGAAGAACTATGCAATCTTATTGCCCGTGAAATTGAAAAGGCTACAGGTAGTCCAAATGTGGGTGTTTATATACAGGCCACACATGGATGCTGTGAAAATAGAGGTGTTATGGCACATAGTAGTCTTACACAAACCACAGTACTAAAAGGTGCTTTTAACACAGACATGGGAACTAAAAAAGAATTTTTCGATAATATTAAACTTCAACAGGACTTTGCCCCAAGATGAGACAAGAACTTTTATTAGCGTTACAACAATATTTTAATAGTCATATTAATAAACATCGTATGAATGTCGAAGTAATGTTAAACAATCCTATGGCTATACATGAACATACAGATATTATGGCGGCACTAGAAAAGGAAATTCATACTATGTCAGAATTTAAGGATAAATTAGAAGTACTTGAAGCATACTTTAAAGAAAAGGAGTTTTACCATGACACAAAATGAAAAACCTAAAGGTACTTGTGGCTGCGGACGTAGTCCGACTGGAAATTGTATTGGTTGGCACAATCTTACTGAAGCACAATACCAAGCTAAACTTGCTGAACATAATGCTAAACAGAATAGTCAACAGCCACAAAAATGAGATGGCTTAAACACAAAAGATTTTGGTGAACGTGTTAGTAAAATTGCCACCTTAGAAGTTATGAAATCATGAGCAAACTTAAAATAAGTGAATTATTTTATAGTATACAAGGTGAAGGTAGGTTTATGGGTGTGCCCAGTGTGTTTTTACGCACATTTGGCTGCAACTTTACCTGTGATGGATTTGGTATGCCACGTGGGGAACGTAGCACAGAACGTGACCAAGCAGCAGATCGTATCATTGAGTTTAAAACTTATAAGGACTTGCCCCTTGTACATACTGGCTGTGACAGTTATGCCAGTTGGGATCCAAGGTTTAAAGACTTTAGTCCTATATTAGACACTGCAAGCATAGCACAAAACATTATGGACTTACTGCCCTTTAAACGATGGACCAGAGAACATCTTGTTATTACTGGTGGTGAACCTTTGTTAGGTTGGCAACGTAGTTATCCTGACCTATTAGAACATGCGTTAATGCAGCCTTTGAAACAACTAACTTTTGAAACAAATGGTACTCAAAAACTTACATCTGATTTTAAAAAGTATTTAGGCGAATGGGCTAACAGTGATGACAGAGAAATTACATTCAGTGTCAGTGCTAAACTACCCAGCAGCGGTGAGAAGTGGGAAGAGGCTATATTACCTGAAGTGGTATATGAGTACGCACAGGTTGGCCATGTGTACTTAAAGTTTGTTGTAGCCACTGAGGAAGACGCCAAGGATGCCCTAACAGCAAGCCTACAATATAGAAAAGCTGGCTTTAACGGTGATATCTATTTGATGCCTGTAGGTGGTGTAGAAAGTGTATATACTATGAACAATCGTAAAGTAGCTGAACTTGCTATGCAGTGTGGTGTACGCTATAGTGATCGGCTACAAGTGCCTTTGTTTAAAAATGAATGGGGAACCTGATGAAAAAAACATTGTTGGATATATATTTAAATGATCTTACTCTACACAGTGACAAGTATTTGTCATATTTTTCAGTTTATGAACATTTTTTTGAAAAGTATAGAAATAAAGAATTAACTTTTGTAGAAGTTGGTGTACAAGGTGGTGGTAGTTTGGAAATGTGGTATAAGTATTTTGGTGATAAATCACGTATTATAGGCATTGATGTAGACGATCATGTTATAAATCATAAAAGTGAAGGCACTAATATTATTATTGGTAATCAAGGTGATGAAGGATTTTGGAAAGCTATACTTCCAACTATTGGTAATATTGATATATTCTTAGATGATGGCAGTCATCAGGTTGGTCATCAAATTTTAACTTTTATCAAAGTATGGCCATATATTAAAAATGGTGGTATTTATATGTGTGAGGATACACATACCAGTTATTTTTTAGATTGGGGTAATGGATTATTAGCAGGTAACACATATTTAGAATTCGTCAAAAAACTTACTGATGTTATTAATAAAGATCATTGGCAGGGTTTTATCACAGTAGAAAGTGACTTTTTAAGAAAAAACTTTGCAGATATTGCAAGTATAACTTTTAATAACAGTATTGTTACTATTATTAAAGGACAACCTAAATGGATTAGACCTAATCCTTATCCTGGACATCAAGTTGTAGAGCTACCTGAATAAATGAATATACTTGTTTTAGGATGTGGTAAAAAGGAAAGACCTGGGAATCCTAGTGATAATATTGTTACTATAGATATAAATGAAAATGTAGGAGCTGATTATATACATAATTTAGATGTTTATCCTTGGCCAGTTGAAGAAAATTATTTTGATATTATATGGTTAGATAATGTTTTAGAACATTTAGACAATATTATTAAAGCTATGCAGGAGATACATAGGGTAGCTAAGCCAAATGCTCATGTTACTATTATTGTTCCATACTTTAGAAGTATATGGGCTAGTTTAGATCCTACTCATAGACACTTTTTCACTGTTGATACTTTAAGCTATTTTATTGATGGACATGTATATAATGAAAAATATGCTTATAGTAATGTAAAGTTTAAACTATTGAATAGAGAATTTAACAAGTACATAGATAAAAGTTGGTTTAGACGTTTGGTATTACCTTGGGCTAATAAGAATGCAAATTTTTATGAAACTAACTTTAGTCATTTATACCCTATGGAAGACATAACTTACGAATTAGAAGTATTAAAATGAAAAAAATATTAAGAAAATTATTTGGCATTGATGAAATGGAACGTACCATTGCTGAAACGAAAGAAAGAATAGCTGAAGCTGAAAAAGTTAAAGCAGAGGCAGAAGCTGCTGCTCAAAAAGCCTTGAAAGAAGCAGATGAATCCAAACTTACAGCTAAAGAACGTGCAACACTTCGTAATGAACCTTGGATTAGTGTATTAGACACTCATGTAAATAAGGATAATATTAGGAATGGCTTTTTTGAACTTGACTGGAACATGCATTTTATAGTACAATTACGTGATGCTGGGTATGGTACTGAAAATGATAAGGAAGAAGAAATAGTTGATCGCTGGTTTAGAGATATTGTACGTAATATTTTAGCTGAAGAAGGACAGGATATTACCAGAGGCGCAGGGTTTATTAACGTAATCAAGCTTAAAGAAAATAAATCAGAGGTAAAATGACCTACATTTTAATTGATACTGCTAATACTTTCTTCCGTAGTCGCCATGTAATTAATGGCAGTGCTGATATAAAATTAGGTATGGCATTTCATATAACTTTAAATAGTATTAAAAAAGCTTGGCAAGACTTTAATGGAACTCATCTTGTGTTTTGTTTAGAGGGCCGTAGTTGGCGTAAAGACTATTATGAACCTTACAAACGTAATCGTGCTGAGGCACGTGCTGCCGCTACAGAACGTGAACAAGAAGAAGATCGCATCTTTTGGGAAGCTTTTGACACTTTTAAGGAATTTTTAATTGAAAAAACCAATTGTACAGTTCTTCAACATCCCAATCTTGAGGCTGACGATCTTCTTGCTGGTTTTATTCAAACTCATAATAATAGTGATCATGTCATCATAAGCACTGACAGTGATTTTTATCAACTTATTGCTCATAATGTACGTCAATATAATGGTGTAAGTGAACAAACTATAACTATTGATGGTATTTTTGATAAAAAGGGTAAACGTGTAGTAGATAAAAAGACCAATACAGAAAAAATAACTCCAAATCCAGAGTGGATATTATTTGAAAAGTGTATGCGTGGTGATCCTACTGACAACGTGTTTAGTGCTTATCCTAAAGTACGTAAGAATAAACTAGAAGAAGCATTTAAAGATCGTAAAAAACAGGGCTATGCTTGGAATAATCTTATGCTACAACGATGGATAGATCATAATGGAGTAGAGCAACGTGTGCTGGATTGCTACAATCGCAATCGTAGATTGATTGACTTGAATTATCAACCTGAGGATGTTAAAAATATTATTGTTGATACTATTCGTAAAAGTAGCCAGCCAAAAAATATTACCCAAGTTGGTATTAGACTGTTAAAATTTTGTGATTTATATGATTTGAAAAAAATTAGCGATAACATTCAACTGTATAGCGAACCTTTTCAAGCCAAGTATCCAGAACCTATGGAGGCATGATGACGGATATTTATGCAAAACCCGTAGTAGACGGTGTATTATGGATTGTAGAACAAGATGGTATTAGAGTAGGAACCTTACATAGGAAAGACAAGAATCATTATATGTTCAGTACTAAACATGGTGAACTTTTCTTTAATAAAAAAAGTGATTTAGTAAAACAATTCGGTAAAGAATTTTTTCTAAAAGATATTGAAACAACTGTAAGTAAAATAGATATTTATGATTGTCATGGCTATCCTACTAAGTGGAAACCACATAAAAGCTTGTATAATATAAGAAAGCGTCTACCTCTGTTTACTAAAAGCAATCAAAGTAAAAGTTTATTTTGCGCAGGATATTATGTAATTAAATTTCCTAAAAATTGGATTAGAAGCTTTTGCCCTAAGCTTATTACAGTAGAACGATATCCTTATACTGGGCCTTTTAAAACGGAAGAGGAAGCAAAGGAAGCATTAATTAATGCAAAATGAAATTAATACGTATCCAATACAACAATTTATTGAACTTGTTAAACATGCTGAGATAAGTCAGAAAAAAGTAATCATGCTTGAAATAAAAGTAGCAAGAAATTTGGCATTAACTTTGGGTGAAGTTACTGCAAAATTATATCAAGATTATGATAATTTAATAAAAACTATGCAAAATTCTAACTATAATGATATAGTTGAAATACGTATGGATGGTGGAGGATTTAAATAATCTATAATAAATAAATATGTATATTCTTGGATACATATATGTCAAGACCTAAGCCAAAAGTATTATTAGAACAAACTAATAAGAAAAATTTTAAAACTAATCAAATTCTTGAAGCTGAGGCTATTTGGGCAGTATTTTATAAGGATAAACCATTTAATTTAAAAAGTTTCAGCAGTATAGTAAGTTATCCTGGACCAAAATACAAAAAAGTAGCATTTAGTAATCCTGGACACGCTATTAATCTTGCCAAAAAATTAAACTTTGATTTTAATTGTAAAGATTTCACCGTTATGGTTTTAAATAGTGGTCGTACTCTATAAAAATGAATAGTTTTACCTATACCAAAATCTTTCTTAAAACGCAAGAAAAAAGTCTTGACGAGGCTAATATCAAATTATACCATAGACAATGGTTCAAAAACACCCGTAACAAAACAGTAGGTGGATTAAGACTAACTGACAATGGCTACGCATTTTTGATTTCAGAAATGAAATTGGCAGAATACGAAATTCCATTTACAGAAGAAATTGAACTCAATCCGCAGTTGATTATATTTTTTGATCAATTTTTGGACTGTCCCTATTACTTAACAAGACATAGTCTCACCGTTTTCAGTGAGAAGAAGGCATTTGAGCTACACTTCTTTGCAGACGATTTACGCAAATTTGGCCTAACTAAGGCACTCAAAAAACAACGGAAAGAAGCTAATTTGCTTGACTAGACTAGTTACCTGTCATATACTACAGGTATTACTTGAACTTGAACAAGGAGTCAAAATGTCAGAGATTCTAAGCCGTACCGTAGGCCCGCGTGGAGCTAAAAAAGCAATCCTTAAAAGCTTTTCTAAACAACGCCCTTTGTTTTTGTGGGGTCCCCCAGGTATTGGCAAGTCGGATATTGTTAAGCAAATTGGAGAAGAGATAGGTGCTCACGTTATAGATGTTCGACTTTCACTTTGGGAACCTACTGACATCAAAGGTATTCCCTACTTTGACTCCAATGAGAATAAAATGGTTTGGGCTCCTCCTATTGAATTGCCTGATGAAGAAATAGCCACTAAGTATGAGAAGATCATTCTGTTTATGGATGAAATGAATAGTGCTCCTCCTGCTGTACAAGCTGCGGCTTATCAACTTGTACTCAATCGCCGTGTAGGTACTTATGTACTTCCAAAAAACGTAGTATTAGTGGCTGCTGGTAACCGAGAAGGTGACAAGGGTGTAACTTATCGTATGCCTGCTCCGTTGTCTAATCGTTTTATACATTTAGAGATGAAGGTAGATTGGGAGGACTATAGTTTTTGGGCTACAGAAAACCGTATCCATAAGGATGTAGTTGGTTACTTGACCTTCTCAAAAAAAGATCTCTACGACTTCGATCCAAAGAGTGCAAGCCGTTCGTTTGCTACTCCACGTAGTTGGACCTTTGTCAGCGAGTTACTTGAGGATGATGACTGTGAGGATAACACCTTAACTGACCTTATCTCAGGTGCAGTAGGTGAAGGTTTGGCTATAAAGTTTATGGCACATCGTAAAGTAGCCAGCATGATGCCTGACCCAACTGACATCCTTAGCGGTAAGGTTAAGAAGATGGAGTCTAAAGAGATCAGTGCTATGTACAGTTTGGCAGTAAGCCTATGCTATGAACTTAAGGATTCCTCAGACAAGAAATCTAAAAATTGGATCAAGCAGGTCAATAACTTCTTCAGATTCATTATGGAAAACTTTGAAACCGAATTGGTTATTATGAGCACTAAACTTGCTCTTACCCAATATCAACTTCCATTGGATCCAGATGAGATTGATTGTTTTGATGAGTTCCATGCAAAATTTGGTAAGTATATTAACGCTGCAACTGAGCGTAAATAAATTGATAGGGGCACAGACCCCTGTTATAACATATTTACTTTGCTAAGGAAATATTATGCAACATGGTATGGATTCAGTAATTGATAAGATTATTATTGCCCGTGTTGGTTTACTATTACGTCATCCGTTTTTTGGTAACATGGCTACCCGTTTGAAAATTATTGATGCATCAAATTGGTGTCAAACTGCGGCCACTGATGGTCGTGCTCTGTACTATAATCGAGAGTTTTTTGAAAGTCTTACTACTAAAAATGTAGAGTTCGTAGTTGCTCATGAGATTCTCCATAACGTGTTTGATCACATGGGACGTTGTGAAAGCCGTAATTCTCAAGTATATAATATTGCAGCAGACTATTGTGTAAATGGTCAATTAATCCGTGACAAAATTGGCGACCAACCTCCTAAGATCCAAATCTTCCATGATCCTACTCATTATGGTAAGAGTGCGGAACAAATCTATGATGAACTCATGGAAAAGTATGATGAGGAACAATTGAAGGCTCTTGGTAAATTATTGGATGAGCATATTGATTGGGGTGAAAAAGGTGAAGGTGAAGGTAAAGGTGATCGTCCACATTATACTAAAGATGAACTCAAACAGATTCGTGATGAAATCCGTGAGGCTACTATGCAGGCTGCCAACGCAGCAGGTTCAGGCAATACTCCCGCTAGTGTGGCTAGATTAATTAAAGACCTTACTGAATCAAAGATCAATTGGAGACAAATGTTACGTCAACAGATCCAAAGTTTAGTAAAGAATGATTACAGTTTTCAACGTCCTAATCGTAAGAGTTGGCATACTGGTGCTATACTTCCTGGTCTTAAAAACGATGAAACCATTGATATTTGTGTTGGTATGGATATGAGTGGTAGTGTTACTAATAATATGGCCAAAGACTTCCTCAGCGAGATCAAAGGAATTATGGATGAGTACAAGGACTTCAAGATCAAAGTATGGTGTTTTGATACTAAAGTGTACAATGAAGCAGACTTTGATAGTTACAATGATGACATTATGAGCTATGAACTAAAAGGCGGAGGAGGTACTGACTTTGAGATTAATTATAGCTATATGAGGGAAATGGATATTAATCCTAAGAAGTTCATTATGTTTACTGATGGATATCCTCATGGATCATGGGGTGACGAAGTATATTGCGATACCTTGTTTATTTTACACGGTACCACTAGCATTGTTCCACCGTTTGGTACGTATGCTTATTATGAAGAAGAGGCACGTGGTTAGTGGCTCTTAAGTATGGCAAGCCAAATCCTTTAAACTTATTAGAGTTACGTCGAGTACGGTTTCCAGCTAGGCATTTTCATTATACCCTTGTAAACACTAATCGCAGTATAGGTGTTAACGATTGGATATATCAAAATCTAAATGGTAGATATTATGTTGGTCAAACAATTATATTAGACAGTACTAACACGATTTCATACGCCACTAAAATTGGGTTTGAAGAAGAAAAAGAATTAAGCTTTTTTTTACTTAGTTATTCAGATTTATAGATTGTATTCCTTATCTAAGATATATAATACTACTTAATAAAGGAGACAACATGGCCCCAACAACTAAAACAATTCCAGAAAAAAATGTAACACCAGCACCTGAAGTATCTCAAGATGACTTAAATATTAATGATCTTAATGCATTAAGACAAATTATTGAAGTCACTAATAGTCGTGGTTCATTCAAAGCTAGTGAAATGGAGGCAGTTGGTAAAGTTTATAACAAGTTAGCACGATTTTTAGATTCATCGTCTGCAACCAAAGGACAAGAAAATGAATGACCTTAAACACGTAGGAAGATTTTCATCCAATGGAAGAAAATGTTTGGTAGCATATAGAACACTTCCTGGAGAGTCAGATCATTGTTTAGTTATTCAAACTGAGTCCTTAGATGACAGCTATCATGATGCACTGATTAATTTGGTTGAGTCAACGGCAGCTCAAAATAGTCATGAGTTCGCAGAAATATTAGCAAGAAGTACATTCCCTGATGGCAGTGTAATGTTAGCGACCTTACACAAAAGTGGTAAACTAATTAAAATGCCTACAGATCAAATCGAAATGATTCCTAATTTTCAAACACGTATTAAGTTAGACGAACTGAATTATATAATTGCTCAACAATTAGGAGTAAGTGTAAACGATTTGGCTTTAACAGACCCTAAAAAAATAAGACCACAAGAATCAGAAGTTGAAGTTAGAGAGGTAGCTACAGTAAATGAAATGCCTGCTACGTCTGTTGAATTCGATGATAACTTAACTGTAGACCAAAAAGCCACCAAATTAAGAGGACAAGCAGATAAACTTAGTAAAGAAGCTGCTAGGCTTAGAAGATTAGCTGAAGATCTAGTACCTATGAAAAAAAAATGACGGTTAAAAAATTGAATCAAGAAGTAATTGAAAGTTGGCCAGAAATATTTGAAGAAATAAACCTCAAAGTTGTACCAATTCAATATCTTTGCAGTGTGCAAGTAAAATTTAAGGACAATAGAATTTGGACTATAGATGTAGGACCAAAACTTAGAGATGAAGTTTATCAAACAATTGAAGAAAACATACAAGAGTTGATTAAAAATTATAAAAGCCATATTGAAAGTATTGATTTTAAATTAGATACTGATAAAATTAAACATGATATTACTAGAGAAACAAATAAATTTTTACGTAAACAAAGGCTCACATGAATGTTAAACTTGTCTCCTACTCTCAACCCACTTCAGAATTTAGATCTCACGGTATCGAGAATGCGCAGGACCTTATTGCTTTCTGCGCCCGTGTCTCCAATCCAAGCAATCAACTCAACACGGAAACAAGCGAACGACTCATCAGATACTTGGTTAAGCACCAACACTGGAGTCCACTCGAAATGGTTAGCGTCTGCGTCGAAATCACAACCACAAGAGACATCGCCCGTCAAATACTTAGACACAGAAGTTTTAGTTTCCAAGAGTTCAGCCAGCGATATGCTGACCCTACTAAGGATCTCTTGTTCGTACTTAGAGAAGCCCGCTTGCAGGACACCAAAAATAGACAAAACAGTATTGAACTCGATACTACCATTGAACATAGTGTACTCAGAGAACAGTGGATTGAACAACAAGAAGAAGTCATTAAGGCCGCTAGAAAAGCTTACACTTGGGCTATCAATAACGGCATAGCTAAAGAACAGGCTCGTGCTGTATTGCCTGAAGGCATTATGGAAAGTAAATTATATATGAATGGAACCTTACGTAGTTGGATACACTATATTGAACTACGCAGTGCAAATGGTACGCAACTTGAACATCAAAATATAGCTAAAATTTGTGCTCAAGTAATTTCTGATATATTTCCATTAGTGACCAAATTTTCTTCCAATTAACATATACCTACTAAAAGTTTTATCAGGGTAACTGAAAAAACGCTCACCCTCATAAAAGTTTATCATTTTATATTTTTGCTTCAATTGGTCTATACTAAAACAATAATCATGTTCTTCACTGTCATCATGAATTTGATCTGTACTCTGAATTACTATTAATTGATCATGTATTTTTTCAAACCATTTTTTATCTAATATATGCTCAGCACTTGTGTTTATAATAACATTGAACTCATTTAAATCAATATCATTAGCATCTGCTGTGATTGCCTTAAACATCCAATTATTACATACCCAAGTATTATTAATTAAGTCTGCTATATTTTCTACTTTGGGGTCAATATCAAACGATCTTATTTTTTGTATATTATTACCTCTTATAAATAGTAAAAAACTGATAAGCCCATACCATCCACCAAGTATAGCAACATAAGCTGGATTTGGCAATAGTTTTTCTAACTCCTCACATAGCCAAATTTTACTCTTAATTTGCCCGTGACTAAACGCAGTGTAGTCAATCATTGTTTACGTTCAATATCTTCTTCAATACATTCTCTTCCATATTGGATTTCAACAATTTTGATAGGAATGTCTCCTTCATTAACTAATTGATGCCACTCTTCATAATCAATAAATATGCTGTCAAATTGTTTATAAGGTCCCATACGTATAATTTCATTATTAATATTAAGCGTATTTATATACCCCTCACCCTCCATAAAAAACCAAAATTCTTTGCGATCAAAGTGACGTTGAAGGCTTAATTTACTATGTGGATCACACACTAACTCTTTGACTTTAGTTTTAGGACCATTTTCATAAACTACTTTGTAATATCCCCAAGTTTTATCTGTTCGTGGGGCTGCCCAATTTTGCAATATCCAACTGCTAGAATTTAGTTTATTATTACCTCCTACTCCAAATTGGAATTCTAAATACGGATCATTCAAACGCATTTCAGGAATGTTATCCCTAGTTCTATCTCCACCATTAGCAAAAATAATGTAAGCACTTGGAAACATCTGTCTAACTTTTACAATAGCATCACAACTGCTATCATCGTCATCATTAAAGTCTAATGTATAATAAACATCTTTAAGATTACGTATAATCTCTACTCGTTCATTATATGGTAAAAAAGGTCTACCTTTTTTACGGTTTAACCAAGCGTCACTATTAACACCAACTATTAATTTGTCCCCTAATTTTTTGGCTGCATTAAAATATGCTATATGTCCGCTATGTAGTGGATCATAGCCTCCCGTACAAAGTACAATTTTCATTTTTAATAATTCTTCCTTTGGTTAAAACACACATTATTAATATTAATTTAGTCACAATGATGCATCCTCCATTCCCGCAGTGCGTAACTTAATTACATTACTTAATTGCCACTGCTTAATGTCTAATGCCTTTGTGATTCCTAACCATTTATTACGTAAGAGGGCAAATTCGTTTATAATTTTTTCCATATCAACTATATCATCTTCACCCTCTACGTAACGTTCACAATCTCTACTACTTAGTGCTCTTTGATAACTTTCAAGATATTTCTTAAAATGTTGACTTTTAAGCTTGCGAAACTCAATATTTAAATACTCTAATATAGCTTCTATTTCCTGTAATTGTCCAAATCTATGTTCTACAATACCAGGCATACTTGCTGCTGCTTTTTCAATATTTCCTATTATGCGAGCATCTTTTCGTGCGCCCTCTAATTCATCAGTATAATAATCAATAGCATCAGATAATAAGGAAATATCCTTACTAATTTTAGAGTACCACATAATCAATAATAGTCTTCTTCGTCATCATCTTCTTCATAATCTTCTTCGTCATCGTCTTTTAAATAATATTCAATAGCTGCATCAAGATCTGGATCTACGCCTAAAGCACCTTGTATTACTTTATCCTTAATACCAAAGTCTGCTAATAAATCTAGAAAAGATTCAGCTGCAATACTGACGTCTTCTTTACGCAAATATTCCTTAAAAAATAACCAAACTTCCCCAATTTGTGTATCATTCATGTTTTATAGCTTCCTCTAAAATGACTTCATCTTTGATTTTGATATTTGGAAAATCTTCCATTATCATATCTAATTTATCATTTTTCCATTCTTTTCTGTAATATAGATATTCTTGACCCTTACTATTAATAAACTTGAGTCTATTACCTTGTTGAGTTAAAATACCCTTAGATTCAAACAAATCTACTAATCCACTATAAGGATCCATGCCAGTTTCATATGGAATCTTAACTTGAATATTTTCAAAAGGTTTAGCATATCGAGTTTTCATAATCTTACAGGCACTACGAATACCTCTTACTTCACTTATCTTATTACCATCTTCATCTTCTTTTAACTTAAGTTTCTTCATTGCAACTACAATGCTTGACGCATAGATAAAACCTTGGCCACCACTGATTTTGTCATCTGGGTCAAACATGTCTTGACTTGCATATGTATGATTAGTGGCCACAAGTCCTACATTATGACTACCAAACATATTCACGCAGTTACGAACCAGTGATGTTAAGGCCTTAGGCTTACGACCCATATCACCTTTCATATTACCTGCCTCAAACTGATCTACATCAGTAGGAGTAAGTAACATACCCAAACTATCAATAACGAACAATACTTTAGGCTTAGTATCTTCTGGCATAGCCTTATATTCTTTCATAAACTCGCTGATAGTTTTAGCAACATCATCAATCATTGCCATATTAAGTTTAAGAAGTTTTGCTTCATCTATATTTACACCCAATGCTTCAAGCCACGATTTGTCAAGTGCGTTTTCACTGTCAATTAGTACAACGAAAATTCCCTGTTGTTGAGCATTTTTAATTAGGTTTCCACTACAGATATAACTCTTACCTGCACCACTTTCACCAGCAAATACAGTCACTTTACCTAAGGGCACACCTTTTTTAAAATCACTACTAATTAAATAGTTTAGGGCATAATTGCCAGTACTGACCCAGTCTGTAGGATCATTAAAGCCTACCCCAAGTCCATCAATGCTCTTTGTTAATGTTTTACGAAATTTACTTAAATCGAATGCCTTTATAGTCACACTAATCTCCCAATAGGAGACTCGAGCTTGGTGCTCGAGTCATATTATTATTGCTTATTACGATTACGAATTACTGATAAAATATCTTTAGCACGACTTTCTGTACTCTTTAATCCATCAGTCTTTGGAGCCGAACTTGTTGACTTTGTTACAGCTCCTGGAGATTCCATCGTATCATCATAATCCTCAATAACTGGTTCAATACTACGATTAGTTGCAATTGGATCTCCAGTACGAGTATTTGCTCCACTTGGTTTGTAATACTGACCCCAACGATTCATATCATATGCTTCTCCATCTACACTGGCTTCAAACATTTCTTTGATAACTTTGATTTCAACTTCAGTAGGTTTTTTGGGAAGAAAATCTTTAAGATTAAACAAACCATGCTGCTTTAATTCTCCCTGTTCCTGAGCACTCAATGGACGACTACGACGACTCCACTTGCTAGTACCATAATCCGCATAACCACCTTTACTTGATTTGATAATTTTAAAGTCTACACCGTTTACTGTATCAGTTGGTAGATCTTCTATCTCTGAATCCATCAAAGCACCCTTAATAAGAGTAAAGATTTGAGGACCAATAATGAATCTGCGTATGGGATTTTCTGGTAGTTGATCTTCTTTCAAGCCATCATCCACTACAAAGCCTTGGAACAAGTAACTACGCTTTTTCCAATATTTGCGACCCATTGCTTCAAGTTTGGGATCCTTAAACCAAGGACGTATTTCATTTAAAATTGAGCACGACTCGCCGTACATTTCCATACAAGGAACTTGCACATTTACTTTTTTGTTGTCTGTGTCACCTTTGATACCAGCGAATTCAAGTTTAATAATAGCACGTTCTACCCAAAAGAAAGTATTTGATTGGTCGCCATCTGGTAGGAATCTCACTGTGCTTTCGCCGCTTTCTTTTAAATTCCAGAAGGGATAAATGCTGAGGTCTCCGCCTCCTGTTGATCCGCCTTTAAGTTCTTGCTCTTTAAGTTTTGCCCTAATTTCTGCCAAAGTTGCCATAGTATTTCTCCTATATTTGCCTATGTTGTTTAAATTTGCCTATATGTCTGACTACCTGTCAAACAAAAAGCATACTATAGTGTATGCGCCTTTATTTATTATATCAAGTAAAAAGGTAGATTAAATCTATCTAGATTCCACCATTACTATTCCTACAGCAATACTATCACCAAATCACATAATCAATAGTTTAGTGCCTTCCGCTTGCTAAAACTATTTTGCAAATGTGTTCTAAACGTTCTATGTGTTCTAAAGCACGATATGGACTGGTGTCCACTGCAACCACACCATGTCTATCCATACCAATTATATTATATTTTATACTTCCATCAACTGAATCATATCCTATGTTTTTAACACAGGCATCGGCCAGTTCTTGCGTGATAGGAGGAATCATTGGAATAGAAGGTCCCACTCTAGTGTATCTAGAAAGTTCTGGGAACTCTGATAGCAAACTAGGTAGATTTAATTCTCTGTACAAAGCAGCTACTGTATAGGTAGGATGTAGATGTAAAATTACTCTTACATCTGTATTAATTTTAGTCTGCAATAAGAAATGCATAGGAAATTCACCACTAGGTTTTAAATTAGAACTTATATCCGTATAGTTTTCTTCAACAGGGACCCCCATATTCTGTAAACTTTTAGATATACTAATTTTCTTAAACTGCTCTGGTTGTAGCGTTTGTTTTCTTACACCACTAGGAGTAATATAAAAATGATCTCGATCATGATGTCGAATACTAACATTCCCATCACGACTAGTGATCCAGTTACGGGCATAAGCTATGGCTAAGACTTGACAAATTGTTTCTAGCATTACAGTGATTCAAAATTATTGTATGTTTAATACTAAGTCAAACACACACTACAGATTTTATTTATTATCAAGTAAAAAGGTCAATTAAATTTATCTTAATCCTGCTATTTTTAACATTACGTCTAAATCATTAATAGTATCTTCTCTGACGTTATTTTGACTTTGATTTGGTTGTTGTCCTTGAGTAGGAGGCTTATAGTGAGATCTACTTGGCGGAAGTCCTTTTTTAACTCTTTCCAAATCTATTTGATCATGCGTTTTTTGTCCAGAGAGAATCGCTGTTATTTCATCAGATGTTAGTTGTGTGGCGAGTTTATTTTCATCATACCTGTTATATTTGTCACGAGTACGATCCATTTCTTTTTCACTGGCTCCACTCATCGCCTTATCGCGCAATGCTTGCATACCATCCTTGCCATATTTTTTATTGCCTTTGGCGTGCTGACTCATTGTTTTACGTTCTTCACTTTGCATCATCCCAGCCAGTTCTAACATACGTGCAGTGTCATTTTCTTCTTGATGCTTTTGTTTTATTTTTTCCATAATACGACTACAAGCACCTTCTACCATACGATCAAATATTTCTGACTTTGGATGTCTTGGATTAATATGATATTTTTCTTTAAGCTCTTTACACATTTTAGTGACAAAACCATGTTCACCAATAGTAAATGTACCATTATTCTCATTAAAAAATCCACGTACACGCTCAAATATTTCATCTACTATACGGTGCATGATTTTTCCTTCCATCATTGGTGGATTAGGAATCATTGGTCCAGGTGCTGCTCCGCCTGCTGCCATAGGATTCATAGGTGGAGTCGCTGGGGCTGCTTGAGGTGGTGGAGCTGCTGCGGCTGCTTCAGGTGGTGGAGCTGCTGCGGCTGCTTCAGGTGGTGGAGCTGCTGCGGCTTTAGGTGGTGGAGCTGCTGCGGCTTCACCTGAATCAAATCCTAGTTGACTATGAAAATCAGTACCATTCTCACGATCATGTGCTTTTAAAAATTGACTAATAATTGGTCTAGCATCCATTTCATCTAAACCTAACTCACCTAACAATTTAAAAGCCATATTTAATTTTTTTTCATCTAATACTTCAGCAATACTATCAATAGCATTAGACCCACCAGTGCCTAAGGGTACTTCATTAGAAAATAATTGTTTTAAAGTTTGCATAGCTTGACTTTGTAATTCTTTGTCACTGCTAAAAAGATCATTTTCACTAACTATTTGATTTAGATACTTTTCAAACATACTAAATTCTTTGACATCTTTCATTGCTTTCTTAGCAAGATGCTTTGCGCGACTAAACCCATCGTGATCAGCCTTGTCACCTGCATCTTTATTTTTCTTTGGAGAGTCTGGTTCAAACGGTGGTTCATCGTCATCGTCATCGTCATCTTCCTTATCTTTATTTCCTTCTAAAATATCATCAGCGCCAAGTTCTTTAACTGGTATTTGCGTTTCATCAACCAGTCTATAGATATAAGGAAATGCATCCTTAAGTTCCTCATTAAAACTACGTACAGTTAAACGATCAATCCAATCATTTAAAATATCTTCCGGTACTTCAACTTTATTGTATACACTAAAACTTTCTTTAAATTGATTATAATATTTGTTAGTCTGTAAAGCGTGTATTTCTTCTTTAATACCTGTAATACGATTAATAACTTTTTCTTGTATATTACTCATACTTTCACTAACCACAGGGCTACGATCAACATAATTTTTAAATACTTTAAGTTTACAAAGTTCCTCGCTAAGTCCAATGACATAATTACCAATATCATCAAAAAAACTACCACCTTCACTTATATGACGAGCCATTGCTCTAGCACCATTTAAATGTTTAATAGGGTATAGAAATCTTTCTCCTATAGCATTTTCTACATATATATTCTCAATACGTTGAGTTCTTCCATTAGGAGCATTTAAATTAATTGGCTGACTATGCCTAACAATAATTTTTGCTTCACCTATTTCTTGATAACTTGTTTTTGTAGTTCCAAATAATTTTGATTGATTCATTTTACCTTCCTTAAAGGAATGTCTTTTATCTAAGTTACTTTGACTTGGATTTTGTGCATTAAAATTTAAACCGTGTGTTTGAGCAAATTTTGGTAGTATGCTACGAATAAATCTATCCCATGATTTATTATCTACTTGCTGAGTCCACTGTACATCTAATCCTGGACCACCATCATCATTTTCATTTAGACCTACAGTAACATTAACTAATTTAACACCATTTTCATCTACAAAATCAAAGTTAAATTTTCTTGCATCTTTATCTTTTAAATTTACACCATCAATTGGCTTATCATCTGCTGTGCTTTTTTGTAGGCTGGGAAATCTCGTTTGCAATTGACGACCCAAATCTATAGCAATTCGCTGAAAATTAGCGCTCATGACATTATTTATTAGAAACCTTGTGAAATAAATATTGGCAATGGTGCTAAAAAATCTTCCTCATTATGTACCCCACTAAGGCTTTCAAACACTCTTGGATCCCAATCTGCCACTAGTGCACTCATTCTACACAATAATAACAAAGCACTTACTAAATCATCATGATCACCTTCTTTGGCCTTGTATGTAAAACCGTGTGCAACAAATGTTTTTAATTCACTTATCATAGCGCGACTACTTATTTTCATTTGTCCTGTTTCAATTAAATGTTTTAATCTAGAACAGGCACTAATCTTAGCTGAATGAGTGGTATTAAACCCTTTACGAAATTTACGTACATGACCTTTACGTATAGGTTCGCTTATCATAATACCAGGAAAAGTTTCTTCCCCTACATCACGTATTACTACCAATCCTGCTTCGCCTACAGTATTATTTTCTATACTCCAATAAATATTCTTACTATTTCCATCCATTCTTTCATCAATATAGGTAAGAATATCTTTCAATATTTTAATTTGGCCTTGTATTGGCGTAGCATTATGATACCACTCACCTACCTGTTTAAATGTAGGTAATTCAAATATTACAATAGCACTATAGTTACCACCAGTCCCCAAACAAGGATCAAGTGCTATAAGATATAACATTTCTGAATTAATTTTACTGTACCAACGTGTTTGTCCCATTCTAGTAATAGGATCCTTACCTACTAATTCACTTAATCTAATACTATTAATAAGAGTTTCATCATATATTAAAAATTCACAACCATATTCACGACGAAATCTTTCTTCACCAATACGTGCCTGTTCTTCTTTAGCCCAGGCTTCATCACGGTCAGGATGTTCATCCCAGCTACAGGTAAATGGAAAGAATCCGTTTGTACCAAGTTCTGTTTCATTACCAAACTCATCAAAATGATTATTTGCTTCTTTCCAAATATTAGCAAAAGTATCTTCGTCACTGTTTGGTGTGCTAGTAATAATAGCATTACCACCAGTTGCCAGTGTAGGGCTTATACTTGTCCAAAACTCATCTGCTATATTAGGTTGTACAAATGCAAATTCATCACAATATAATAAAGATATACTCATACCACGACCAGTATTATTAGTAGTTGTAGCACTAATAATACGACTACCATTATCAAATTCTATACTACCTTTGTTATAATTAACAACTCCACTTCTAATAAAATCAGGACATAATTCATAAGCATACCTAATACGCTGCATAATTTCATATGCACCAGTATACTTATGGGCTGCTATAAGAATTGTTTGATCTGGTATAAACATTCCATACCATAGTAGATAACAAGCAGCACAAGTGGTCTTGCCCATTTGACGTGGCAACATATTTACAGTAAATCTATGATTATGGTAGGCATGCATGAGCCTTTCTTGGAAACCATAAGGCTGAAACAATAATTTACCCTTTACTGGATGTTGAATGTAATAAAAATTTTTACTAAAATGTAAATAGCCAGTTTTAGGATGACTACATAATACTAAATGCTGTATTTGATCCTCAGTGTACTTGTCCTTTTTATGTGCTTTTTTGGTAAGTACACCATCAAGCGACTTGACCATTATCTAGTTTTAATTTCGTTATATAATTTTGTAAGTTTACCACGTAAATTTTCTGCTAAAGGATTACCACCACCATTTACTTTAGGTGCTTCTCTACCTTTGCTAAACATATCATCACCTGTTGATGTAACAGCATCAACGCCACTTATTTTTGGTTGTGAGGTATTAGCATATTCCTCATCCATTTCTGGATCCATGCCTAACATAGGTCTTTTACTAGGCATATCATCCATATCTAGGCTCATATCATCATCTGAACTAGACATACCTATTAGTACACCTGCTGGCCCAACATCTGGGCCCTTGGTACCACACGGTAGATCATCGTCTCTACCTTGTAAAATGTTAAGCAGTTCACGAATACCATCAGCACCACTGGCATTCATATTTACACTAATTGTAGTCGGATGTTCGTTCATACTACCCATTGAACCCATACCCATCATACCACATTCTTCTACAGGCTTTTCACTTTCTATTAGTATCTTGCGACCTTGATCTAAATCTACTATTTTTTTGTAAAGTTTAATAAAATCCATGTTATCTTCCCTAAATCTTTTTGCAGTCATTTACATGCTTACCTGCATTTTTTTCCTGTGAATAGTGCATTTTGTTTACTTAGGCGATGATGCAGTAGGCGCAGTCTTGGCTAACAATTGATCATTTATACCTTTATATTCTGTACCTTTATGACTTATTTTTCCTAATTCTTTAAGGAAACTCATTACTTTTTTTTCACCTACTAAATCCTGTCCATTAACATCCTCTAAGTTAGGATTATTTAATAACGCTGAAGCTTTTGTTCCTATTCTATTTTTTCCTGCTAGAGCAAAATCTTGTTCAATTTGTTCTGCATAAGTTCTAACAATAATGTTTCCTAAGCTTAATTTAAGAGTTTCTGCTAAAAGTGCTGCTATTTCATGAGGTGCACTAGGATAGTTACAACTAATGTCAAAAATATTAACATGGCTGTACTTAATATTAGGAAATTCTAATGGCGTTTCTGTTATTGGTGTTCTTTTAGGAGAACTTAAACTATTACAATCATATTTTTTTAATGCAATTTTCATTGCTTCAACTTGGTGCTTTTCTATATCACCAGCAATTTTTACCTTAAACTGGTAAACTTTTTTATTTTCTGCAAGATATTGTTTAAAAGTGGCCATAGTTATTCCATTATAATATATTTATTTCATATTCTTTAATTTTTCAAGCAGGCTATTTCGGTCTGTAACAATAAATCCATCTCCTTGAATATTAACGCCCTTTGTTGCTTCTGCATCTATATCTTGATCAAGTTTAGCCTTTTTAATCTGTAACTCAACCATTTTGAGTTTCTTATCTATTTTGGCTGCCTTTGCGTCAATTGCATTTTTAAGCATAGTGCCCGCCACTTCAAAAATACGTCCACTATAACGTGCTTCAACATTCATACCCAAGTCCATTAAATCATCATAGGCATTTGTTGCCCTAGTGGCTAATTCGTCAAATTCTGAATCGCTCAAATCACCTAATCCCTTAACCTGAGGCAAAGCTGTATTAATTTTATCAAATTCAGCAATATCACGCATAAAAGATTCTGGCTTTTCGTATTGCTTTTTTCCTTCTTTTATGATTTTTTTATTTTCTGGTAAGTTAAGAATTTCTTCAAGTTTTTTAGTCATATATTATTTATCTTGATTTACCATTATGAAAAATATCTGTTTCGTTTAAAACCCGAAACTTAATACCGTTATTTTTACACCAGGCCGTAGCCGCAGCCCACTTAGCTTGATTTATTATATAAGCTGTAGATCTAGCACTATTACGTCCTACTTTTTCTATTAGTTGTTGATTTTGAGGTTTAATCTCAATTAATTCACTTAACATACGACCACTTTTATCCGTATATTGTATAAAAAAATCTGGCACATATACTGTTTGTTTATTATTTACTGGATTACGATATGGAATTTTTATGGCTTCACTGGCCCAACGAAGAATATTAGAATTAGTATCACAAAAATTCATAAACGCCCATTCCCAACTACTACGATATGTTGGTGATTTCAGTCCAATATATTTTCCAGGATATTTGAGAGTAAATTTACCTTTAGCAAATTGGCTCATATAAGAATATTTCTACTCTCAAAACTTTCATCTTTTTTTGTACTTTTGTAACCTAATACACTTGTTTGTATTCTGTAAGCATTTAGAATTTGTGTAATAATTTTTGTTAATTGAACATCACTTAAGATGTTTAGTTTATCTAATAACTCAAAAACATTAACATTATCAAGTCTTGCCTGATTTAAAAATACTATACTTGTACTTCTTGCTACTTGTTCCTCAAATCCTCTATTTGTAAAAAATCCTATGACAGCATCTATTAAATTACTTGGAAAACTTATTTCTTCAGTATAATAACTATTAAAAAATTGTCTTATTTCTTTAGACTCTGTTTGATTTTCTATTATTGTTGGTAAATTGGTTGGGATTATCATACACCACCTCCAGCTGGCTGACTTGGATTAGATTGAAATGTTGGTGATGCATTTGTTTTAGAAGGGCTAGTTAGCAGTGGAATAGTTGTATTCCGCAATCCACCTAATACACTACCAGCTGCCACTATAGCTAGACCTGTTAATTTAGGTATTAACTCCTGCTTAATTCCAGCCTTAGTAAGCCTTTTACTATTATCATAGAAGTTTTTGGCACCTATCGCTGCATTAATTAAATTACCTTTTTTAATTTGATCCAAAATAGTACCAGCCCCATCAACTAAGCCACCTGGTCCTAAAATACTTCTGGTTCCCCCACCCAACACACTTAATGGACTTGGTAACTTATCATAATGTTCTTGACCGAATGCTTTTATTCTGCCACCACTGGTAGTACCTGAGTCATATTTCACTGCTTCAAATATAATACCCATTTGACATTCAGCTGGATTAGTTCCTGAGTCACTACTATTTACAGTATCATGACTAAATGTTTGAATTAACGGATTAACTAAAGTATAACTAACAAATTCACGTTTATTAATTTGATACAAGATAATTTCATTGAAAAAAGGAATAGTTGAATTATTGTCAAATCCATGTGGTCCCCTAACAGTGCTCCATGCCTTATAGGTATTTTTGGCATATGCGCCTGATATTTCTGCTGTAACAGGATCAGCATAATAATATTTGTAATAACTTTGCCACATCATGTTAATAATATGTGTTCTATCATCAATAAATCTAAATGTCATAGGCGTATATTCATGCGATAATTGAACTGCTTTTTTCCTATTATACTGATTCAAAGTTTGAGTTTTAATTGTAAATTTTGGCAAATCTACAGATCGTACTAATAATCCAATTTCATTTCTATGACGCTGCGTTAATTGTGGCAACATTACTGCACTAGGATTGATATCGAAATATACATGATATAAAAATTTAGCCTTAGGTGCTAATCTGTAATAATCATCTACAAATGTACGAGCGGCGTGCTGCCAATCAGCCATTTGTCCTTTAGGACGTAAAAAAGCTTGTCCTATTTGATTTAGATTTGCAACATAAGGGCTGGCCATAATAGTATTTATAAACTAAAATAATATAGTATTATAATGTTTTAGAAAACAAAAAAAGGGCCCAAGAGCCCTTTTTTATTTGAGTTAAGATTAAACACCAGAACCAGTAGCAATACCACCATTTCCAGTAACCCTTGATCTTGTACTCTGAGTTGGTACACTGATACCAACACCTGATCCTTGAGGAATCTGAATACAATTATCTGGTTGAATACTTATATCTATTGTTTGGGGGGTAGCTTCTGCATAACTAAGTGATTGCCAATTAGCCGAAACAATATAACAACCGTAGCACTCCCAAGTTTCTAAAACATTTGGGGCAAAGGCACCGTTACCACCTTCTGTAACCTCTATACGCATTAAGAACTTGTAATCTATACTTGCTCCTGCACTGCTCTGTTCAAAGAAATCAAACTGCTTCTGCATTTGCTCACCAACTAATTTACTTACATTACCACTTTGATCATCTCTTAAAACTACTGATATGGCTTGCCAAGTTGGCTTACCTGCATAATTAATCTTACTATTATAAGTTTCAATAACTTGGTTAGCAAACTGTACATTTGGCTTGGCCGCAGTTTGAACCTGTTTGGTTAACTCAGTTGTGGGCGTGCTTACTCCAAAATTTTCAAACATAATTCTAAAACGATATTTGAGTTTTGGCATTAACATGCCTTGACTGCTTGCGCTTGAATCACTTGCTAAGGGTACTGTAAATCTATTTAATGTTGCAATTGCCATAATTATTAGCTCCGTTATTATTATTTATGCCTTATAGCGCACCAATTTCACCTGTATTCTTCAATCTTAATGGAATATAAATGAATTCTACAGCCTTAACTGGTTCAATAGCAATATCAACATATAATTCATTTCTATCAATTCTTGCTGGTGTATTATTAGACTCATCACAAACAACAATGTAGTCATATAATGCTCTTTGACCAACAAGCTCAAGCATTAAGCTTTCTACAGCACCTTTAATCTCATCTCTTGTAATTTTATCATTTGGCTCAAAAATGTATGGTTTAGCTAAAATATCTAATTGTCTACGTAGATATACAACTAATCTTGCTACATTAATACGATCTAAAGCACTTGCAACTTTAGCACGAGTCTTTTGACCAAAGTTGACTAAACCTACACCTGTGAAGAATGTAATTGGGTTAATCTTAACCTCATAAAGTGTATCACGCTGACCTGTATTTAATGCAACTGTAACAAATTCTCCTTCATCATCTACAAATCCAACTGCACTTGCATTTGTAATACCGCCTCTGCGTGTACCTGCTGGAGCAAACCAAGGAAAACTTACACTATCACTTAAAGCTATTGTTCTTAACATCATATGACTTGGAGGAACAACTACATTACGACCAAAATTGTCACTTGTTAGACCCCATGGATAAAACATAGCCATATATTCGTCGTAGCTTGCTGCACCTATTTCATTATCCTCAAAACTTAATCTAATATTATCGCCCCACTCCTTAAGACTTGAAGCATCTGGAGTTAATCTTGCAGGTGAATCGCCAACAATAAATGCTGTTAATCCACGATCATAATTAAGGTTTATTAATTCACCAATTAATTCAGGATATCCAGGACAAGCAAGTAGATTGATTACACGCGCTTCCTCACGAATATCTGTTGAACTATTAACTACAGCCTGTAATGCGTTTACTACAACTCTACGCTGTGCTATACGTCCAAAGTTACCAACACCTTGTGGATTGTTACCACTAACAGTTACCCAACGATGTGGATAATAATTTGTCATGGCTGGATTAATTGAATTTCCAGTATTACTATCAAAAACAGTTAGTCTTTTATTAGTAGTTTCTGTATCTATATAATTGTGCACAAATTTCTTAACATTGAATCCACTTCTACGCATATTCCATAGTAACATACCTTTTGGATATAATGCAGGGTCTGGACAATCTGGATCTACATGATTAGAAAGTAATAATTCTACTATTCTACCTTGGTCTTTGTCTTCACCTCTAGTGCTCCATCTTGCATCAAAAAATGTAACTCCATCTTCTGAAGATTGATCCGTATTATCAACTAACACCCATTTTTTAGTCACAGGTCCTGATTTGGCATTATCAAATCTATATAATTTTGGATATGCATCAATATCGCTTGTATCTATCCATAAATCATTGTCTACTAAAGGACTTGATCCATCACTTTGTGTTATAGGAGCAGTTGCTCTTACTTGAGGGCCATTAATATCAGTTGTTGGAAATCCGTCTGTAGTTCTATAACCAACCCAGCGAGTACCATTATGTACCATTATATCAACCTCATCAACTAAACTATTGTACCATAGTGTACCATCATTGGTCAAGCTTGTTGGTGCCGTAGCACTAGCTGTATATCTTAATGGCTCCCATAAACTACCTATTAATGTAACTGATCCTGGAACTGATAGAGCATCAGGTGCTGGATATAAGTTAGGATTCACTTCACCACCAAAAAAGCTCTCTAAGAAAGAAGGAGCCCTAAAAATAATTTCACCACCTAATTTATGATTAATCACTACTCTATTTTGTGAATCAACTTCTGCAATTATATTAAGAAAACCTGCATTATTAATTTTTTGTGCAATTAAATCAGCATCATTGCTATTGTTTTCTAAAGATAAATCGATCTCTATCAAATTATAATCGCTCGCTGCTACCCCTGCCTCACTTTCTCCAATTTGAATAAAGATAGTTTGAGGAAAAGTAACAATTGCGTCTATTCCAATCTTTTTACTTACTACTTTGGTAACGCCGTTAGCACGTTTTCTATAAACCTTAATAGAAGCTGACGCATCTGAATCTTGAAACTTTAATTCAGGATCATTATATTTTGCGTACAAAGTTCCTGCAGGAATGTTTAAACCTCCGCGTTTATCTAAATTATAAATTGCATTCCTACCACTTGAATATAGAGGACACTTAACAGTTTCCCATGCATCATTGTCTGCATTATACTTACTAAATGCTAACTCAGATCCCCCATTAACCTCTGTACTCTTGATCCATAAACTTCCTGTAGGTCTTGCTGTAGGAGTTTTGAACAAACTACTATTAACTACTGTGTGAGGACCAATTGTCATTAAAGGTCTAAATAATTCACCAGCAGTGAAACCTAAATCCTCAAGTGCAGTACCAGTAAGTCTAATTCCACGTATACTGTGTTGTAAAAATAAAGCTAATCTACCATTCTTTGTTACACCAGCTTTTATACGTGAACTGTATGCATTTATGTTAGTTGCAATTGTAGTTGCAGTTGTTCCTGCAATAGTAAATGTATCAGTGAAAGAATTATCAACTGCTGCAACCATCAATTCCTTTGTATCAGCGCCTGAAATATCTCCTTTAGAACTTACAGCAACTGGCCAACTTTCTATCCAATCTTCGCTTCCTACTTGGACCCACTTACCTTGTTCTACAGAACCCCATGGAGCATTACCAGGACTTTTATACCATATTGTATCAGGCTCATTATAATCTGTATCCAAGTCCATTAGTGTGACTACAGCATAGTCGCCAATAGCACCTACACTTGGCTTGGGAATATAATCGTTTTGCTCATAATCAACAACTTTTCTTGTATCGTTAATTATTATAGGAGTACGCTTAACAAATGTCTGACCTAAACCAGTACCTTTTGGATCTCCGTTCCACTCAAAAATTCCCCATGTACTCTTACTGATGTCAAGCCAATAAGTGCCATTTTTAGGAGCAGCTTGTGGAGCGGTAGATTTAGCATTGATTGATCCAAGATCAATGTCTGCACGAACAACATATGCTCTATTGCTTACACCTAAATAACTATAGGCGGCATGTAAACCATATTCATTTTGTTCACCAGCATGAATTGGATTATTATTAGCATCTGTTTTGAAAGCTGCAATACCAAATGTCTCTGAAAGATCTCTTTGGCTTGTAATTAAATATGCTAAACCTGCGTTAGCCTTTAGTGTACCTGGCGCGATGCCAGTGTTAGCACCATTTGGTTTGTTTTCTTCTGTTGCAACTATTACAAGAGGTACTGTGCTTGGTGCTGCTGGAGTATAAAAACTTTCGTCAACAACTGTGACTACTACGCCAGGTGAATTTAGTTGTGCCATTTATAGATTTCTCCTAAATCTTACTCTAGTATTTAGCATTAACTGGTAAAAATTACTAGATTGTTTAAGAAGAAAATTTGTTGCTACTTTAGTTTAATAAATGAAAGTTACTTTATTTTCTCCTTCAAAAGGCGTTTTATTTAAAATAGTACTTTCAATTTGATTATATAAATTATTTAAACTATTATTATTATCAATAGTAATGTCAAATTCTGTTCCGATCCATTGCCATTCACTAGGATGTATACCTAGATCATGCATAACATTGGATTCTTTAACATTACCTTTATTAGCTTCTAAAGCAATATCATACCAATAAGGTAATTCACCTCTCTGTACCCAAACAATAATACCATTTGACTTTCTTATAGCCTTAATTTCATTAGGAAACCTACAGTCACTTATTACTACATTATCCTCACTTTTACGTAATTTATTTTCTAAACTAGCTATCCAAATATCATCATGAAAACCTTGTCTACATACTTCAGTGCCCCAATTTTGTAAAACCCATCGTGGTGTAATTTTTATACCTAATCTATTACTCCACCAAAAATCCACTTTCTCACGCCACTCTCTACTCTGCTTGGTACGACCTTCCAACATATCTCGGTCCCAACCAAACACTGCGGCTACAGCATCTTTAAGACTGCGAGCAAAACTGTCTCTACGAAATTGATGAAGGTTAACAAGATAGTCAGCAATAGTATCTTTACCGCTACCAATTAAACCACATAATCCTACAATCATAGACTAATCCTTTATTTGATAATAATAAAATTTAACTTTTAAGTCAAGATTATTTTTAACCAATAACAAGAGTATATCCAGTACCACCTGCCACATAAGTATCTATCTCTTTTTCTAATTTTTCAATTTCTTCTTTTGCTGCTGTTTTAAGATCATTACCATTTAATCCACCTGCTCCACCTGGACCTGCTATGCTACTAAATTTACCACGGGCTTCACCTAACATCATTTTACAATTAGCTAATGTGTAATCTTTAAACCATTGATGTGCATAAGTGTCTTGAAGTAATATATAATCTGGTCTATGATTATATCCGTGAATAAGAACTTGCTCACCTTCACTATATGGTCGTTGCAAAATACGCAATGTATGTGTAGTAGGGATCCATTGAAATTCAATAAAAGCACCGAACATACGACCAACTAATTTTTGATACTGAGCAAACATATCATAAGTAGCAATACCACCTAACATAGTACTATTTAAAAGATATGTATTGGTATAAGCTAAATTAAATGGTTCAAACTGTGTTCCTGAACTGCCACCTGCTGTACGACTACCTATAGTCCGTCTAAAAATACTGCGTACTTGTATTATTTCTTTGGGCAATCTATAGTCGTTTGTATCTTCTTTTAGTTCTAAAAAATAATAGGATTCTTCTACTGCATTTGGGCTCTTTTGACGATAGCGACTTAAAGCACGATCTAATGCTATTTCATAATGATCTGGATCTAATTCTACATCTATCATGCCATCACCCAGCATTAATTTACAATATTTGTAGATTTTTTCACGTTCTTGAAGGGTACTTGTGTCTGACATATTTTACTCCTATGCATTATTTATCTGCTGCTGATAAATACATTATGCCTCGTATAAGCCTATACCGTCCAGAACGTGGATATGATTATAAATTCATAGATAGACAGATCAGTGAAATGTTTACTATTGGTGGTACAGACTTTTACCTACACAAATATCTTGGAGTAAACACGGCTCCAGAAAATGCTACAGCTGATCAACCTCATTATGATGTGTTGAAAGAAACTAATATACAAGACCTATTGCTATTGGAGAATCGTGACCGTAAGTATGACCCTGATATTTATAGAATACGGGGTCATTACCAAGTACAAAATCTTGATTTCAATCTAAGTCAATTTGGCTTATTCATAGATAATGACACTATATTTGCTACTGTCCATATAAATGATTGGATACGAACTGTGGGCCGTAAACCTTTAAGCGGCGATGTTTTTGAATTACCTCATCTTAAGGATGAATTTGCTCTAAATGATTACACATTAGCACTGCCACGTTACTTTGTTATTGAGGATGTAAGTAGAGCTAGTGAAGGATATAGCCAAACTTGGTGGCCACATTTATATAGATTAAAACTTAAAAAGATTACAGATAGTCAAATCTTTGCTGACATATTAGATAAACCAGCAGGTGAAAATACAGATCAAACACTACGTCAGTTGTTAAGCACAAAAGGTCAAGAATTACAAATTAATGAATCTATATTAGACCAAGCTGAAGCAGACGCTCCTGCCAGCGGCTATGAAACAAGACATTTTTTTACTTTGGCAATAGATCCTACTACTGGTGACCCTATTATTGAAACTGTTGATCAAACAGATGTAGACGCAAGCAACACGGGACTAGATGCAAGTAGAATAAATGGTCGTGCTATTAGACCAGGATATTCAGGACATTTGATAGGTGATGGATTTCCTCCTAACGGTTACGAATTTGGCCATGGAATTTATTTTCCACCTAGTGCTACACTTAACGATTATTTTTTAAGGACTGATTTTTTGCCAAATAGATTATATAGATTCGATGGCACTCGTTGGGTCAGAACTGAAGATGCAGTACGTCATACATTAACTAATAATAATAATCGTACTACACATAGATTAGGATTTATCAATAACGAAAATATTAGTATTATAAATGGTGAACAGGTAATAGAAAGACAAGCTTTAAGTAAAGTTTTCAAACCTAAGGCAGATTTATAATGCAGTTTTTTTATGACGGTCAAATAAGACGTTATCTTTTACAAACTATACGGTTACTTAGTAATTTTGTAGTAAAATATAATGATGGCAGGTTAGTTCCTGTACCTGTTATATATGGCGATATGGATAGGCAAGTTGCAAATATTATAAAACAAAACAGTGAAAATAAAGTAAACGGACCTCCAAGAATCGCAGTTTACATTTCAAATCTTGAAATGGAGAAAGAAAGATTAGCTGATGCAACGTTTGTTGGAAAATTACATATACGTGAAAGAGGAATTGAAAACGGTGAATATAATAATAGTCAGGGAGTTAATTATACTGTAGAACGTTTAATGCCAACTCCTTATAAACTTACTGTAAAGGCGGACATATGGACTGGAAGTACTGAACAAAAACTGCAAGTTTTAGAACAAATGATGATGTTATTTAACCCAAGTTTAGATATTCAAACTAATGATAATTTTGTAGATTGGACCAGTTTAAGTGTAGTATATATGGATGATATACAATTCAGCAGTAGACAAATTCCAGTTGGACAAGATACTCCTATAGACATTGCTACTTTAACTTTAAGTATGCCTATTTGGATCAGTCCTCCAACAAAAGTTAAAAAACTTGGCATAGTAAGTCGTATTGTTATGAGTATGTTCAGCAACATAGGAGAAACTGCATTAGGATATATTGATGGATTAGCACAAGACCCTAATGAAGGGACCAAAGGATTATATGACCAAATACCAAATCCACTTGTAATAGATACTACACAATATAATTTAATAGTTCTTAGCGGATGTGCAAAAATTTTCAGTCCTACAGAAACTGGTCATACTAATGATGATATAACTTATGATAAACCTGAAACAAATAAGGCAATAAATTGGCGGGTTATTTTAGGAAAACAACCTACGGTATTTAGTCCTGGTGAAAGTAAAATATTTTTGAAACAGCCTAACGGAAACGATGTGGTCGGAACTATCGCCCTTAATCCATTAGATGAAACTTGTCTACATATAAATTGGGATAAAGACACTTATCCAAGTAATACTGATATTATAACTACCTATAGACCAAATAGTCCAGGAACATTTGATGCTATTATTGATCCACAGACCAAAGGTCCTAACGCTGGATTACCAACACCCATTATAGGTACAAGATATCTCCTAATTAATAATATTGGTGGGGGTATTAGAGAAACTTTGATAGCAGAAAATAATAGCAATAGGATTGATACAAATACAAACTTTGACCGTGTTAAAAATATAGAAGTATATATAAATGATATTTCAGTAGATTTTGCTCCATATAATATAGATGGACAATTAGTAATAAGACTTATAAATGATGCTGTTATAGATGATGTAATTACCTATATCCTTAATGTTAACGAAGATGGTCCAGATGCTTGGAAAAATAATTTAGGTGATGATTTTGTTGCCAACAGTCAAGATATTATTGAATGGACTGGAACTACATGGCACGTTATATTTGATAGTACCAAAGAAAAAAATACCATATTCTACCTAACTAACATACATAGTAATATACAATATAAATGGGACGGTATTCGTTGGAGTAAAAGTTTTGAAGGTGAGTATCGTAAAGGGAGTTGGAAATTAATACTGTAAAAGATAACATAGTATGCAGTGGTGCGTTATTTTATTCTACTGTCACAAAAAGAATTTTATTATTACAAAAGTCTAATGGCAAACACAGAGGCACGTGGAGCCTTGTAGGTGGTACTGTAGGAAAAGACGAAAATGCATGGCAAAGTCTTTTGCGTGAAATAAAAGAGGAAATTGGTGATCTTCCTACTATAATTAAGTCAATTCCTCTGGAAACATTTGTAAGCAACGATAAAATATTCCACTTTCATACATTTTTATGTGTTGTAAAAAATGAATTTATACCAAACTTAAGTGAAGAACATTGCGGGTATAGTTGGACCAGCATAGACCTTTCACCTAGACCATTACATCAAGGACTACGTAGTAGTTTCAGTAATAAAAATATTAGAAATAAATTACAAACCGTATTTAATGTAATGGATTTAATCTAAAATCCTATATATTTTTTACGTAAGAATTCTAAATCAAATCTCTGTTCATTTAATACATGGGGTTGTCCCATCCAAGGTTCAGTTGTGGGCCAACAAGTACGCCAATGTTTATCCCATTTAGCCGTAAGATATTCAATATTCATATCTCTTGCTTCATCCAATTTTTTCATTACTTCAGGATCATGTCTACGTGTATTGCCACCATAAAAATGATATTCTGTTTTATCACCTGCTCCATGGAAATAATTTTTATTAAGACCTAAAACTTTTTTTACTCCGGCATGCATCATACGCATGATATAATCATCATCTTCGCAATATGCTGGATACATATTTTCATCAAATAATCCAAACTTAGCTACAGTATGATCTCTTAATAAAAATAAATCCCAACTGCCTACATTGAAATCACCTGCACTAGCATGAATAATTCCTATTTCAGGATCTGAATTTACTTTATCATATATTTCTTGTAATATTCCATTACCAAAAGCTACATCATCATTTACAATTAACCAGTATGGAGCCATTATATAACTTTTTATAATTAAATTCCAACTTGCCGGGACACCAAGATTGCATGGCATGTGTATAACATGTACATTTTTAATATAACGCCTTTTAATTTTTGCTAATGCATCTAAATTCTCTGTTATTTCACCTTTTCCATTATTATTAATAATTAAGAATTTATCCACAGGAAAATCTACACTAGCTAATAATCTTTCTACCCAATGTGTTGTAAAAACTACACATGTACCTATTACTGGAATCATTTTGTTATCCTGCTAAAATATAATCTTCACCTTTTTTAGTCCTATCAGTCTGATCAATCATTATGTTTACTATATTTTTTTCAACATAATCTGGATGAACATACCAATCTTCATAATTACGCCATTCATCTGGAGCGATGTCATTTACTACTAACATATAACCTTGTGATTTTAAGTAATTTCTTGATTCCTCTCTTAGTTCTTTTTTATTTGTATTATAATAATCATGTTCATAGGTAATAACTCTAAATTTATATGTATCAAATGGAATCTTCTTTAATATTTCAAATGTAACTTCTGGTGGATCACAATCTAATTGTAAATAATCTACAACTGGCCCCAAATTTAACTCTCTAATAATTTTAATATAATCAACTTCTAAAGCATTTTTAATTAAAAAAGGATTTTTTCTATCATTAGTTACTTGACGTTCGTCAATATCAATGCATATACCTCTCCAATTAAACGATTTTTCTAATAGTGCTGTATTATTTCCATAAAAAGGTCTACCTGCTCCTATTTCAACAAATGTTCCATTGGTTTTACCGTTAAGCATACTAAGAACAAACATATCCTGATATGCTTCACTATAATTTGTCTCAATATTTTCAGATCCTAAAAACTTATATCTTAGTTTATTGTATTTAGAGTTGTTATAAGTATCAAAAGGAATCTCAATATAATTACTCATAAACCTAAGGTTATTATAAACAATACGTTTATAGTCTTCCGGTAGCTGACTACTACGCATAAGGGATTTAAAAATTATTCTACTTTCATCACAAAGTCCACAATTCCAACCACTTAATGCTTTTTGAAATAGTAAACTATCTTTTCCTAAATACGAAACATCAGTTCTCAATCCAGCATTAGCAAAGTCTGAAACATTCACTCCAATACTAGCAATCATATAAGTATCATTCCAATGCCCATCATCTTGTTTATGTTCATAAAATCTACTAAGATGAAAATATGCTTCAGGTCTGTTTGGTTGTATAGAAATAGCATGTTGAAGTAAACCTTTAACTGTAAAATTTCTACTCCCTTGTTTTTCAAAACATATACTAGCTCTAATAAGACATTCATATTTTAATAGATCAGTTTCAGCTCTTTCAGCAGTTCTAAGATAAAAACTTACTGCACTGGCTAATTGCCCCATATTATCATATTCTAATGCCATATTAAAATTTAATTCTGAATCAGTTGGATTATTAATATAATCTAATAAAAACCTTTGTATTTTATTATTTTCAAGCATTATGATCTATATCCAAAATATTTAAATGCACTATATCAACATTACCTATGAAATGATAGTTATTTGTTAAAATTAGGTGCAGTATTCTCTCACTAAAAAAATCGTAAAATCTAACCTGTTGATTCCTTCTATATATTTCTGGAAGGAAATTCCCATAATTAGAATGAAATTCAAATAATATTTGAAATAAAATTTCACAAATACGGTCAAAAATAGTATTTTCTGCTACAAACATATGAAATGGAATGAGATACTTATAGGTGCGTAACTGATCTATCATGCCTACTGTCAACGGTATTTTACGATCTGCTGCCAATCCATATAATAATTGCCAACCTAAACTATTATGACAATAACTAAAATGCTCATAAACATTATCAACATGTTGCGCATGTCCTTTTATGGCTGTAACTATATCTTTAGCTTTAGGAACATATACCCTATTAGGCTTTAATTCAAATTCTTCGTCCCAAAATATTCTATATGTATTTGTTCCTTTAAACTTATGATGTCTATTGCGCCAAATCCAATATAAACCCGTTAAGCTTCCAAAATCATTGTTCATATGACTTATATGTTCACCATCAGCATGATCCATTAGGAAGCCTCTAGTTTGCATACTTAATATATCGCCGTAGGCATAGTTAATTGATCCACACATTAGATTGTGTTGATTTAATTGATTACGTTTAGGTTCTCTGCCTACATAACAGAGACAATACATTCCTAAGTCTTGCATAGTTGTAGTTATCTATGCAAATAGTATACAGGAATATTTCAAGTTGTCAATGTTAAAATATTCTAATTATACTCAATCTACTGCCTGTTGCTGTACCACCATTTATTCTAATTACACTATTCATAAACCAAATCAATGTATCATATTCAACAAACTGAATAATATCACTGACACTACCCCGTCGAATACCATTTGTAAGGACTTGACAATATTTAACCTGATTGCTATTATTTTTCTTTATCCAAAAGTCCGCAGGAGGAAAGCCACTGCCACCATTAATATCTGTTAAACTAAAATTTAAAGTTACTTGATATGTACCACTTACTGTAAATGTAAAAATTCCACTATTATCCATAAATCCAAAACTTGAACCTATTGTGTAACTTGCGCCAGAACTCATGGCTACATCTCCAGATGGATTAATATTTTGATCTGATACTTTAATAAATCCCACAGCACTAAAACTTACTGGGTTTACCCATGTAACTCCTGTGCCTGTACTAGATAAAAGTTGCCCTTGTATCCCTACATCTCCGCCTACTTGCACAGTGCCAGTTAGAATAGTATTATCAATAACTGGATTTATTAAGGTTTTATTTGTTAAAGTTTGTGTAGCTGCTACACTAGCAACTTGACTAGCGTCTGATAAACCTGCTTGTCCGTAAACATAGATATCATCTGCGTGAACTTGATCATTAACTCCAATCCCACCAACAACTTGTAAAGCGCCTGTTGTTTTTGTTGTACTTGCAGTGTTAGCTGTCACTAAAACTGATCCAGATGTAGCTGTAAGTGTAATTAAACTGGCATTTTTAGCATTTTCTATAGTTAAATTATCACTATTTGTTGTAATTATTGGATTATTAGCTTGCGTAATTACATCAATATAATCTATTGCACCTGATGTATAATTAGGTCCTACTCTAAATTTAGCCTGATTCCCTTGCAATACCAAACTATAATCTGTTAATTTAGTTTCAGTTACTCCCAAATTATTAACCCATATAGGCCCATTGACATTAATGGCTTTACCTACACCTAAACCGCCCGCAATAACTGCCGCGCCAGTTATTTTACTGCTACTTTCTGTTGAATCTGAAACATCAAATAATTGACTTGCGCTTAAAGTTGTGAATCCGCCACTTTCTCTAAGGCTTGACCCTATAGGAGTGCTTTGAATTGACCCTGAAGTTAATATTCCTGTGATATCCGTATTACCACCAATATTGATATTTTCAGTTATACCTACTCCACCAGTAATAATTAAAGTACCTGTAGTTGTATTAGAACTTGATACATTTCCTAATAAAGATAATGTACCATCCCCTTTGAAAATAAACTGATTTACAGCGTTGTTTGTACCTATTGAGGCATATGCTATTTGTATTTGGTTACTTGTATCTGTTCCTGTAGTGACTACTTTATTGACAAGCCATCCACCCCTATCATCATTGTCCTTAGACCAGCTCGCTCCATCATATACTAAATTAGTAGTCCAACTATATTGATCATTTTGAGTAGTATTAAGTCTTGAATTATAAGCAGTAGTGACAGTGCTTGTTAATGTTATATTTTTATTGTTACCGGTAAGATTTAGAACAGGATCTTTAACTAATGGCGCTAAAATAATTTTATTACTAAGAATTTGGCTATTATCAATACCTACTAATGTTGTTGTAGCGTCAGGTAATATAATTTTATGATCGGCACTACTATTAATTACACTCAATCTCGTTTCAAAATTATTATTAAAAGTACTATCCTCAAAAGTAATTGTAGTTCCTACATTACTTGTAAATATCATAGCTCCCAACACAGTGCCAGCAGTAGTAGTTACAGCTGGACCGCCCATAGTTTCACTTAAAGTAAATGTATCTCTTCCATTAGTTGCTGTTATGTAATATACACTACCATCTATATTATATCCTGTTAAGAGTCCTGTACCACTATTTGTACCTAATACCTTTACTGCATCATGAATGTTAAATACAACTTTGGTGAATGTTATAGATCCACTTACTGAACCTGCAGTTGTATTGACATATGAACCACCTAATGTGTCACTTATGACAAACTCAGTAGTACCATTAGTCGAAATTATATAATATAGTGTACCTGTATTACTATATCCTATGATAGTACCAGTACCTGAATTGGATCCAGCTATATAAATCCTATCACCTATATTAAAACTATTTGCTGAACACAATATTCTACCTGCTGCACCTATAATAACACTACTCAAATCAAATGGATCACATGTAATTACACCATTACTATTAATATCCACACCTTGTAAAATAAAACTATTATCAATAAGTGCAGGTTCCTTAAGTAAAGGTTCGCTCAGAGTCTTTAAAATTGTTGTTTGAATACCATCTAAGGTAAGAACATTTGATAAATCTTGTGTTAAGGCTTGTGGACCACTTGGTGTAAAGGTAATACTTACTGGATCATCAGTAGTAAATGTTTCATCCCCTACGTCAACTCTTACTACCGTAACTGCTAAATTAAACCACCCTGCATTATCTGTTACAGTACTTAATGAATATATTTGAAAAAAGTTTGGATCATTTTCTTTTTCTATCTTTATATAACCTCTACGATTATCATTACCATAATCAGTAAGACTATTAATAAAACTTGATATGTCGTTACCTAATTTATCGGTTCCACTTATGGCCAGTTGAGTAGTTGTACTCATAGGATCACCAAATGATCTCACAAATTTTATTTTTCCTAATAAAGGGACTGTATTATTTGTATTATCAAAGTCAATTATATAACGAAACTTAGTAGCATCTATACTGCTGGGAGGAATCCAACTTAAAGTTCCATTTCCATCAGTTCGTAATATATAATTAGCTGCTCCCCCTATAGGAAATATACTTGTACCAACAACTCCTGTATCTAACCAAAGTAATTTTTTATTTGTGTCACCAAAATAAGTTTTTGGTTCAATATTACTTACATGAATACTCTTTGAGATAACTGGACTGCCGTTTAGGATCAGACCATCGTCATCGGTACTTAATAAATGTTCTGGGCCTGTCTGATCTAAATTAATTGGCATATTGAATCATCTCCTTACATAATTGCTACTTTACTTTGGAAGTCTGCAAAGTCAACGCTGGTTGCTACAACATTCTTAAAGTCTGTTAAACTTAGCGTTCCAATTGTTCCGTCTGTACCTTGAGAGCCTGTTGCACCTTGAGAGCCTGTTGCACCTTGTGTACCAGTTGTACCTGTAGCACCTGTTGCACCTTGTGGTCCTGGTAAGCCCTGTAATCCTGTATTACCTATATCACCTGTAGCACCTGTTAACCCTTGGTTACCTGTATCACCTTTTGTTCCTTGAGTTCCCTGGATGCCTTGTTGTCCTGTCCATCCTTGGAAACCTTGGAAACCTTGGAAACCTTGAAAACCTTGGAAGCCTTGTACACCTTGAACGCCTTGCACACCCTGTACGCCCTGACCACCTTGTATACCTTGTATACCTTGTACACCCTGTACGCCTTGTACGCCTTGTATGCTTTGTACACCTTGTATACCTTGTATACCTTGTACACCCTGTACGCCTTGTACGCCTTGTATGCTTTGTACACCTTGTATACCTTGACCACCTTGTATGCCTTGTACACCTTGTACGCCTTGTACACC